ATGGCGAGCATCGTGGAACGGCCCAAGAAGGACGGCACCACCACCTATCAGGTGAAGTGGCGCCAAGACGGCGAGTGGCAGTCCGAGAAGTTCGGCGACCCCGACGGCGCCAAGCAGTTCAAGGACCTCGTGGAAGCCCACGGCGGGCAATGGCCCCATGGCTGGGTTCGCGGGGAGGGGTTCGTCGCAGAGCCCGCCATCCCCGGCGACATGCCGTTCGAGACGTGGGCCGCCCGCTACATCAACCGCCTCACCGGCATCGAGGAGCGGACCCGCGAGGACTACCGCCGAGACCTGCGCATCCACCTTTCCCTACTCCGGCACACCGACGCAGCCGGGCGCGAGCACCTGGCCACCATCGGCAACCTGGTCCAGGACGACATCAGCGACTGGGTACGCGCAGAAGAGAAGGGCGAGCCGGACCCGGAGAAGCCCGACGCGTGGCTGCGGCGGCCGGCCGACCCGAAGAGCATCGCGAACCGGCACGGGCTCCTGTTCTGCATCGTGCAGGCCGCGATCGACGCGACGCCGCAGATCCGCACCACGAACTGCTGCAAGCGGACACGGCTCCCCCGTGTCGACGATCACACCGAGGAGGAAATGACGTTCCTGGAGCGGGACGAGTACCAGCGGATCGCTGCCGAGATCACCGACCCGGACGCGCGAGCCCTCGCTGACTGGCTTGTCGGCACCGGAATGCGCTGGGGCGAGGCCACCGCCCTCCAGGTCCGAGACATCAACCTCGCCTCCGACCGCCCCACAGCATCGATCCAGCGGGCATGGAAGAAGGCCGAGAAGGGGAGCAGCGGCGGCGCGTTCTACCTCGGGCCGCCGAAGACGAAGAAGGCGCGGCGCCTGATCGCTCTCTCCCCCGTCCAGGTCGACATGGCGCGTCGGCTGGTGGCCGGCCGCCGTCCCGAGGACTTCGTGTTCCACGCGAAGATGGGCGGCGAGTGGAGGCATGCGAACTTCTACAACCGGAAGTGGAAGCCAGCCGTGGAGGCGGCAGTCACGAAGGGCCTGCCGAAGAGCCCGCGGATTCATGACCTGCGGCACACTCACGTTGCCTGGCTGATCGGGGCGAACGTCCCGCTGCCCGCGATTCAGCTCCGGCTCGGCCACGAAAGCATTCAGACGACTGTGGACCGGTACGGGCATTTGGTGCGTGCCCTCGACGACGACATTACGGCCGCCGTCGAGGCCGCGATGGGCGTACCGGCCCCGCGGGCTGGTCTCCGGTCCGTGCAGTCCGCCTAGCGGGAGGGCTGGGGCGGTCCGTCGGGGCCGTCCCAATCCTGCTTCCACCGGCCAGTGCGGGTGACCTGGGTGAGGGCCCGGTTGATTTCGGCGCAGAGTGACAGGCTCATGTGCCCCTCTCGTACGAACCAGGTGATCTCGCCGCGTCTTTCCACGGGCAAGACATCGCGCCCGGTGGGCATGTCCGCGTCCGGGACGATCTCAAATCGTGCGCTCGCCGATCCTTGCGTGTCAGCCATCTGACCCCCAGTGCGTGGCCCGCTCTTCGCTCGTATGTTCGAATCGAAGGGCATGGGCAGGCTATCGAACTCTGCGCCCCCAGGCGGAAGAGCCCATGCTGCCACTCCGCAAGGATCTTGACTACGGTGCGCACACGGAAACTACACACCGTACAGGCGATGGCCAACGGAATATGCCGGGGCGCTACTCCGGCGGCGCCATCGTGTCCATCAGTCGCCGAATCTGCTCGCGCTGCTCAGCCGTAAGCCTGTCCGCACCTTCAAGGAAGGCGCGCGCATCCCCGGACGCCGACCACTCCGTGTCGATACCAAAGAACTCGGCGCCGGCCGCGTCCTGCACTCGGTAGAGGGGGACCTGAAGGCCGACGGCGAGTGCGCGCAGCTGCGGAAGATCCGGGGCTTGGACAGGGAGATCGGTGGCCAGCCGGTGAAGCCAGCTCGCCTTGATCGTCTGCTCACCGGTCTCGGGATCAATGCAGCGCTGGGCCAACTTGTCGAAGCTGAGCCCGAGTGCAGCTTTCCGCTCGCGTACGAGGTTTCTGAGCTGGGCCCGCCCGCCGGGCGCGGGCGCGTCCTTTTCAGCAGCCATGAGGCTCATCCTGCCACTCCGTGTCTATTCATGGGCCGTGGGGTGTCCATGGGGCCAGCGAGGCATTCAGTACATCCCCCCTGGTGACGCAAGGCCCCCATCCCGTGCGCTGGACAGAGTGTCCATGCAATGACACGGCGCGCGCCAGAGCGCACGGCCCATTTGACGAAATTGAGGCTCATACCCAAGACGCTGGACGCTTCGTCCAAGCTATGCAATGCTTCACCTATCCAAGCAATGCAATGACCTACTGCACGAGGTGGATGTGACTACTCACGCCTCCCTGTACAAACTCGTCGATCCGAGCCTTCTCCGGACCCTCATGAAGCGCACCGGGACCGGCGCCGCGGTCAGCGTGCGAGAACTTTCGGCACTGACCGGAGTACCCCGCAGCACCATCGGAGCCCTGCTGACGGGGGCTCAGCAGGCGGTCCAAGACACTGCCGCCCATTCCATCGTCGAGGGACTCGGAGTAGACCTCCTGATCCTTTTCGCTCCGGTCGGCCGGAGCGTCACCCTTACCGCCGTGCCCAAGGCGGAGTCAGCATGACGACCCGCCGGTACAAGTACGCCGAAGCCGCAGAGGCGCTGCGCGTCGAGGAACGGTGGCTTCGGCGCAACATCCGCCAGCTGCCGCACTCGAAGAAGGGCCGCGCCGTGACCTTCACGGACGCGGACTTGGAGCGCATCGATCAGATGCACCACCACGAACCAACGACAGGCCCTCTGGCCGTCGTTGCCGCGCCGGCCTCCGGCGCTCACCCGATGGCGCACCTGAAGCCGTTGCCCTCGCGCGGCGCTCTTCGGTCCGCCTGATCAACGCAAGACGGGGCCGCTCCGACTTCCCGGCCCGAGCGACCCCGGACGACCAACCCCACTCACGAGAAAGGGCCGATCGCCATGCGCGCTCAGCCTATCGAAACTCCCCCGCCCGACACCTACGCCGTGACCAGTGACAACCGTCTCGCCGTGCAGGTCGTCGTCGACAACTTCGCGCTTCCGGCGCCGACGTTGGTCGCCCGGCCGGACGCTGTGCACATCACCGTCGCCGACGTCGACGACCTCGGCCAGTGGCTGTACCACCTCGGCGGCGAGGTGCGTCGCGGCGTCGAGATCAGTGGTGCGTCGCTGTGGACGCTGCACACCGAGACCCCGGTGCGCCTGAACGGTTCGACGGTCCGGATCCGGGTGCACGTGCCGGTCGTGTCCGGTGAGGACGTCCTCGCCGAGATCCGTGGGGCGGTGGCCAAGTGACTACGCTCACCGACCCGTTCGCGGCCCCCGGCCGCAACCGTCCCGCCCCGTCTCCGGCCGCCGTCGCCCTCGCCGCGCAGTGCCGCAAGGCGAAGACCATCGCCGACACCGCGCCGGCCCGGTTCGAGGAGATGCCGACCCCGCCCGCAGCGAGCGCCGCAGGTGGCGAGGTGCAGCTCGTCGTACACCCCCGGTCGCTCACCGACTGGGCCCGCTGGACGACCGAGCTCGGCATCGACGTCCGCCGGATGACGAACGTCGGGCCGGCGACGGTCTGCCGGTTCGAGCTCGACGGTGTGCGCGCCCGGCTGATCGGTATCGGCGTCCCCGCACTGCTCGCAAAGGTCTACGGCCCGAAGGGAGCCCACCATGCCTGATGAGAAGACGATTTCGGCCCCGATCCCGGTTCGGGTGCGGGCGATCCCCGGCGGCAGCCGGCTCGTTCTCGACGCGTTCGCGCAGACCGTGATCGAGGACGTCCTCGACGCTCTGCTGTCGACGGACCGCGAGAGCGACCTGTTCGAGCGGCTCGTCGCGCTCGCCGAGCTGGACCCGGAAGAGCGGGCGCTGCTGCCCGAGCACCGGCAGCCGTACGAGGAACTCGTCGCGGACCTTGCCGAGCGGGCGTCGAAGTGGACGCCGTTGTACGGCGAGCGTGGCCTCGACCTCGCCGAGCAGCTCATGGCGAACGGGGCGCGAGCGCTGCCGGTCGGTCACTGGGCTGCGTGCGCGTGGCGGGCGTGGCAGTCGGTCAAGGCCGACGCCGCGCGCGAGGCGCTGAATGGTGGTGCTGCCGCATGACTGCATCGACTGCCGCCGCGGCGCTGGCCGCGTTGATGGGTGACGCCCCCGCGTGGGTGCCCCCGGTGAATTACTGGGAGATCGCTCGGGACGGCGAGCGCTGGATCGTAAGCGGGCAGCTCGACACCGACGGCGACACGCTCAGCGAGAGCGACGCGTACCGGCTGCTCGGCCCGATCGTCGAGCAGTCCGGGCAGCAGCTCGACGACGACGGCCGGCTGATCAGGGCCCGGTTCGCACACTTCGATGTCCCCTGCGACGTGTGGTTTCTCCGGCCGGTACTTCGGTGGGTTGTGCCCGAGCAGTGCGCGACGTGCCCGACCAAGCTCGGCGCCCCCGACGTCAAGTTCGTGCGGCTCGGCACGCGCGACCGCAAAGCGCCCGTGATCTGCGTGCCGTGCCGTGACCGCATGCAGGCCTATTGGGTGGCGCTGCACCGGTCGCCGCTCGTCGCTGCGCGGCAGGAGGTGCGCGAGCTGCTGCTCGCCGAGACCGGTGAGACCCGCCCGATGTGGCGCACCATCATCACCGATAGCGAGTCGCCGACCGGGGTTGCTCCGGTATGCACCACCGAGGGCAGCGACGACGAGCACCACGTGCTCGCTGACCATCCCAGCGGGCCCACGCGTGATGACGAAGGCATCTACGGCTGCTGCCCCTGGCCGCAGATCGAGACCGACTCGGCAGCCGTTGCCGCGTACCTGATCGAGCTGCTGAACGCCGACGCGCATGTCGACGCCGAGGGCGGTGAGTCGGCATGAGCGACGCCACGCACACCGCAGCAACGCCCGACCCCGCAGAGAAGGACACCCGCGGCAGCGCGCCGCATCAGGGCGAGTCCACTCGTGCCGGGCGTCCGGCGTCAAAGGTGGCCGCATTCCTCGCCGGCGCGCGGAACGGTCGAGCGATGACGGGCGGCGCACGGTGACTGATCCTCGCCACGCTGTGGCAACCGAGCGGGGTCGCTACTACCGCGACCCCGCCGGGGGCCCCGACCTGATCAGCGTCACGAACGCGCTCGGCAGCATCGCGAAACCGGCGCTCGTCCCGTGGGGCGCCGGGCTCGTCGCCGACCATGTCATCGGCGACCCGATCACCACCGCCCGTCGCGCCCGCACCGAGCCGACCCGGCTGCGCCGCGAGCTTGTCGCGCTGCCGACCGGGAACGCGGACCGTGCGAAAGATCTCGGCACCCGCGTGCATGAGCGGGCGATGTCGCTCGTCCTGAACACCCCGTACCCGGCCGACCCGGAAGTCGAGCCGTACGCGATCGAGCTCGCCCGCTGGTTCCGGCTGTGGCGCGTCGATTTCGACCGTGACGTTGAGGCGATCGAGACGACCGTGCTGCACCGCCGCTACGGGTACGCCGGTACCGGCGATCTGTGGGTGTGGCTGCCGACCGGCCCGCACGGGCGCCGGCAGTTGTGGCTCATCGACTACAAGACGTCCGCGAAGAAGCCCGACACGGTCGTCTACGGCGAGCAGCCGCTGCAGCTCGCTGCGCTGCGGCACGCCCCGGTGTTGCTGCTGCCGGACGACACCGATGGGCCGGCGTTCAAGGTGCGCCGTACCGGGCTGCTGAATCTGCGGCGGCGTTCGCATCGGCTGATCGAAGTTCCGTCCGGCCGCGAGCAGTTCCGGGCGTTCCTCGCCGCTACGCGGACCGCTCGCTATCTCCACAACGCGCCGAGCGCGTACCCGACGATCCTGCCCGACTGGGCGCCGGGATCCCCTGAACGAAAGGCAGCCTGATCATGGGTAGCCGAATCCTGACGATGAAGCGGCAGGCCGCCGAGCTCGGTCGTATCCGCACCGGCTACAGCCGGCCGAACCCGAACGCTGGCAAGGGACCGATCCCGGTCAAGAGCAAGACGTTCGTACTCACGTCGCACTCGCGCGAGTACATTGCCGCGGCGGCCGAGTTGTACGGCGGCCGGGTCGAGCAGTGGACGCCGCAGCGGTCGAGCGTCGCGCAGTGGCGGGTGATCACCGAGGCGACAGAGCTGCGGGCGATCCTTCCGGCCGGCGACGTGCTGAACCAGTCCTACGAGATGTGGGGCGGGGGCGGCTGCGAGCGGCGATGTGACGGCGTGACCGAGTCGATCGGCCGACGTCCGTGTGTCTGCCTCGCCAAGTACGGCGAGGAGTGGCACAAGCGGCCGCCGACGCAGGTGTGCCGGCCGACCTCGCGCATCGGTGCGTTCCTCCCCGACCTACCCGACCTTGGCGTGTGGCGGCTGGAGACGAAGAGCTATTACGCGGCCGACGTGCTCGCTGGTGGGCTCGACACGGTGCTGCAGGCGACCGGCGGCACGGGCATGATGCCGGTCCGCATGTGGATCGAGCAGCGCTCGCGGGTCGCCGACGGCAATACGAAGCAGTACCAGGTCGTCATGGTGGTGCCGTCGCTGCCCAAGCTGCGGCACGCACTGAACGGGCCGATCTCGACGGCGGCCGCGCTCGACCCGAGCACCCTCGACCGCCCGGCGATCGCGGCGGCTCCGGCCGAGCTACCTGACTACGTCGCCGAGGCCCGGCAGTGCCGCACCGTCGAGGACGCCCGCGCCGTCTGGCACCGGGCGAACCGTGCCGGGCACGTCGACCCGAAGGGGGCCGACGAACTGTCGCAGCGGCTCGTACAGATCGCGCAGGACATCGCGGCCGGCGTCGACACGCAGACCGGTGAGACCGCCGACCAGGACGACGAGCACGGGCCGGACGACGACGGGGTGTACGACGTCGAGGTCGTCGACGACCAGGGCGACGACGAGCCGCCGACCGCGTACCCGTCGGCCGGGTGGCCCCAGGTTGCTGCGCCGGGCGGGGGTGGCCGCTGATGTGGCACCAGTCCCGCATGGTCGCGTTCGACCTTGAGACGACCGGCACGAACGTTGAGCAGGACCGCATCGTCACCGCCGCAGTGATCGGGCTCGGCGGCAACAAGCCGACCGAATCGAATGAGTGGCTCGCCAACCCCGGGATCGAGATCCCGGCCGACGCGACCGCCGTGCACCACATCACGACCGAGCACGCCCGCGAGCACGGCGAGCGCGCGCACGACGTCGTCGATCAGATCACCGAGTCGCTCGCGATCCATGTGCGAATGGGCGACCCGATCGTCGGCCACAACGTGCCGTATGACCTCACACTGCTCGACCGCGAGTGCCGCCGCCACGACGTCGAGCCGCTGCTCGACCGGCTCGGCGAGACGCCGCTGCGGGTCCTCGACACCCGGGTGCTCGATCAGCAGGGCTTGCCGTACCGCAAGCGCCCGTCGGAGACGCAGGGGGCGCGGCAGCTCATCACGCTCGCGCAGGTCTACGAGCTGCCGTGGCAGGAGAGCGAGGCTCACGGCTGCTCGTATGACGCGCTGATGTCGGCCCGGATCTTGTACCGGATCGGGACGCTCGCGCACATGCCGCGCATGGAGTGGCCCGAGCGAATCAAGTTCCACAAGAAAGCGCAGCTCCACCACCTGAAAGACCTCGACCTCGCCGAGCTCCACGACCGGCAGATCGGTTGGGCCGCCGAGCAGGCGGCCGGGCTGCAGGAGTGGTTCCGCAAGACCGATCCGGCCGCCGTCGTCGACGGGTCGTGGCCGCTGCAGCCCTGGGGGGACGCGTGAACATCCGACTGATCGACTACGACGAGCAGGCGCTCGTCGTCACCGTCGCCCGCGACGGCGTCACCATGGTGGCGGCCCCGCGGATGTGCGACTCGGCGGCCGCCGACCTGTTGCGGAGCATCGCCGACCAGCTCGACGCCGGGCACCCGCCGTACCCGTGCGACCCGGCCGCGACGCCCGAGCAGCACAGCCACGCCGAGCCGCTCGGCCACGGCGGCGCCCTCGACGCCGACCGGCGGGTGTGGACGGACGGCACCGGGCATGTGTGGGATCTGTCCGGCCGGTGGACGGCTGCGGAGACGTCCGGCGAGTGGGAGTGGTCCGGCCGGCTCGACAGCTCGGGTACGCCCGTGATGACCGTGGTCGGGTCGCCCGAGGTGTGCGAGTCCCTCGACGTGCTGCGCGCCCTGTACGGGCCGATCTCTCCGTCGGTCGGGGGTCGCTCATGAGCGCCGACCTCGCCCCTTACGTGGGCGCCGCCACGGTGATCGGGGCCGCTGCGGTCACGTGGGCCGCCCGGCTCGCCTCGACCGCCCGCACGACGGAAGCCGCTGTGTTCACCGAGCCCGAGCCGGGTGTTCGGTACCTGCGCTGTGACACGCCGCGGTGCGCGCACATGACCCGTCCGCACCGCCCGCAGGCCGACGGCACATGGGTCTGCTCGAACTGCGGCGACGAGAAAGGGGGGTCGCTGTGACCTCGCTCCGATCAATCAGCTTTGGCGGCGGTGTGCAGTCCACCGCTCTGCTCGTCCTCGCGGCGCAGGGCCGCATCGACTTCCCACTGTTCCTGATGGCGAACGTCGGCGACGACTCCGAGAACCCCGGAACGCTCCGGTACATCGAGGAGTACGCCAGGCCCTACGCAGCCGAACACGGTATTGAACTGGCCGTCATCGACCGGGTGAAGCGAGACGGCAGTACCGAGACACTGCTCGGTCGTCTCACCCGTGAAGGTTCCCGGTCTCTCCCGATTCCGGTCCGCATGTCCAACGGGGCTCCTGGTACGCGCAGTTGCACCGCTGATTTCAAGATCAAGGTCATCGGGAAAGAGCTGAAGCGGCGCGGGGCATCCTTTGCGGACCCGGCCACGATCGGAATCGGCATCAGCGTGGACGAGATCCACCGGGCCAATAACCGGCGCACTGAGCCGCACGAGAACATCACCTACCCGTTGCTCGACCTCGGTCTGCGCCGCACAGACTGCGCAAGGGTCATCCGCGAGGCGGGGCTGCCCGTACCGCCGAAGTCGTCGTGTTGGTTCTGCCCGTTCCACCGGCCCGAGACGTGGCACGACCAGCGTCGCGACGCACCCGAGCTGTTCGAGAAGTCGTGCCAGCTCGAAGAGCTTTTGAACCGGCGCCGTGACGAGTTGGAAAAGGATCACGTCTATCTCACCCGGTTCGGCCGGCCGCTGCGCGAAGCGATCCCGGACGGTGTGGATCTGCTGCCGATGTTCGACGAAGCCGACGGCGCATGCGATTCCGGGTGGTGCATGACATGACAATCCCCGGACTCATCGCCCCCGGCGCGTTGTCGCCGCTCGCCGTTCCGATCACCTCGCCCGAGGGCGGGCTGCGGATCATCGGGCTCGACCTGTCACTGACCTCGACCGGCGTCGCGCTGCCGGACGGCACGACGTACCGGATCAAGACCCGGTCCGAGACCGGCGACCGTCGGTTGCTGCACATCCGCGACAGCATCCGCGATGACCTTGCCGAGCATCGGCCGCACCTCGCGGTCGTCGAGGATCTGCCGAAGCACGCCATGGCGGCCGGGATCACGGCGAAGGTGCACGGCATCGTCCTCGGCGAGCTACTCGACGCGGGTGTGCCGTACGCGTACGTCGTCCCGGCGACGCTCAAGGCGTTCGCGTGCGACAACGGGCGTGCGGACAAAGCGCAGATGGCTGCGGCCGCATATCTCGCGGCCGGCGCCGAGTTCGCCGACGACAAGGGCGGCGACCAGGCCGACGCGTGGTGGCTGCGCGCGGCCGGGCACGACGCCCTCGGCGCGCCGCTGTTCGGGATGCCGCAGGCGCAGCGCGACCGGCTGCGCAAGGTCGATTGGCCGGAGTCCCCCGGTAGCGGCCGCGCCCCCGAGGCGACGGCGGCATGACCGGGATCGGGCCGACGATCGGCAACCCGGCACCGGGCCCCGGCCTGCGGGTCCGCTTCGACGGCCCGAAGTCGATGGTGTCCGCCGACTGGTCGTGCGCCTGCGGCGCCCCGGGCGAGGACGCCATCGGCCCCGACGCGGTGCAACAGCTCGTTCTTCGGGCCGAGCGGCACCGCCGGGACACCTGCCCCAACGACGACGTACGTACGGCGGCCGCGATGCGCGATCACCGCCGCAAGCACCCCAGCAAGAGGAAGTGATCAGGATGCCGAAGCTCCACACCGACGCCGAGGTCGAGATCAAGCTCGACGGCGCAGCCGGACCGCTGCAGGCCACCACGACTCAGCCGCAGCGCCGCGGGCTCTTCGAGCACCCCGGGACGAGCGTGTTCGCCGTGGTCGAGCTCACGAGCAAGGCGTACACCGGGCACGCCGACGGCGAGGACAAGCAGCCGCAGGTGAAGATCCGCGTCACGCTCGCCGAGGTCGCGCAGGACAACGAGCAGGCGCAGATGGTCGCCGAGGTCATGCGGGCGATGTACCGGCAGCGGAAGATGAACGGCACGTTGGACGAGATCGGGCCCGGGTCGCGCGACGTCGAATCGGCGGTGTCCGAGGCCCTCGGGTCTCTGCCGACCGAGACCGAGTTCGATGTCTACCAGGAGCGGCAGCAGGCCCGCCGCGGCCGGGTCGAGCAGCACGGGTGACCCGCCCCTCGGCGGCCGCCGGCAGCGGGGCGCGGCGTACGCGCTGCCCCCGCTGCGGGTCACCGGTGCTCCGGCAGCTCGTCGGCCGCCGCGCGGCGCTCGACGTGGCTGCGGACGACACCCGGTACACGGCGGCGGCCGCCGAGGCGCTGCGCGAGCCGAACCGCCTCGACTGGTGCCTGCGCCAGACCCGCGACGGGCTCGACCTGCGGTGGGCCGAGTGCCACCGCCGCAGCAGCCCGTGCCCTCACGAGCACGTCATCGACCACCAGTGCACCGCCCCGCCGGCCTCACAGGGTTGGTCCCGTAAGACATCGCCCGCCCCCGCCGGGCAACTCACGCTCTGAGCACAGGAGATACCCGATGCCGTTCTTCGTCGTTGACGATGGGGCAGACAGCCACCCGAAGATGATCCGCGCGAAGAACGCGGCCGTGGGGCTGTGGACGCGTGTCGGCTCGTATGTGGCACGCCAGCTCACCGACGGGCATGTGCCCGGCGAGGTCGCCAAGATGTACGGCAGCGCCCCGCAGATCACGAAGCTGCTCACGGTCGGGTTGTGGCACGAACACGGGCACACCTGCCCGCGCTGCCCGCAGCCCCGGCCGGGCGACTACTTCATGCACGACTACCGCGAGAGCGGAAACCCATCCCGCGCCGAGGTGCTCGCCCGGCGGAAGCGCGCCGCGGACAAGAAGGCGAAGCAGCGCGCGGCGCAGGCCGGTTTCGGTGCCGATTCTGCTGAGAATCCTTCGCTTTTCGGCGAGGAATCTTCGGGGAATCACAATGGATTCGACGAAGAAACTGACGCGAATCCAAGTCAGGATCCGGGCGATTCCGCAGGTCACGGCGATGTGTCCCTAGGGGACTCCCCCGGGACCTCACGCGCGCGCGTTCCACTCCACTCCACTCCACTCCTTAAAGAGGGGGCTGAGGAGAGAGAGGGATCTACAGGTAGTAGCGCGCGGGCGGCTCTCTCTCTGATTCCCGCCAATTGGGAGCCGAGCGACGCCGACGTGCGCGCCGCGCAGCTCGCCCGCCTCGACAGCGGCCGCGAGCAGCTCACCCCGCAGCAGCTCGACGTCGTCACCCGCAAGTTCGTCCGCCGACAGCTCGACGACGGCAAAACCGCCGCAGCGTGGGGCGGCCGGTGGCGGCAGTGGGCCGAGACCGAGCGCCCCGAGCAGCCGGCCGCGGGCGGCGTCGTCGTCCCGTTCACCAACGGAGCGCAGCCACAGACCAAATCGCAGCAGCAGCGCGCCGGACTCGCCGCGCTGCGCGAGCGCCTGCAAGGAGGCAGCAGCGCATGAACATGGAACAGACGCTGGATCTGCTCGATCAGATCGCTCTCATCGATGACCGGGTCGTGAAGACCGGCGAGACCGAGCAGGCTGCTCAACTCACCTTGTGGGCCCGTGTGCTGCGCGACGTTCCGCTCGAATTCGCGGGCGAGGCGATCGGCGATCACTACGCCGAGAGCGCGTGGCCGATCCTGCCGAAGGACATCGCCGCGCGGTGGCGGAAGGCTGCCCGCACCCGACTGGACCGGCACACCGGCACGTTCGAGCCGACCTCGCACTCGTACCTCGACCCCGACGACATCGCCGGGTACCGGGCCGCGTTGCGCGCCGAGCGTGACGCCGTTCGCACCGGGTGCGAGGCGCCCCTCGAACTGCGGGCGATCATGGCCGGCTCGGCGGTCCCGGAGAGTGCTGGGCAGCCGAACGACGAGTACCTCGCGGCTCGCGCGCAGTGCCGCGCCGCCCGGGTCCAGTCGAGCGATGAAGAGCGGGTGGCGTCATGACGTACCCGAGCACTGAGCGGTCGCGGATCCCGGATGCCGTCGCTGCGGTCGTCGCCGCGGTGGTTGAGGAGCACCCGCTTGCCGGGCCGGACGCGATCGGCCGGCTCGCCGTGGCTGCGCTGTCGCGTGAGGGGTGGCACTGGCACCTCGGTCACGAGGTGCTGTGTGCCCCTGTGCGGGCCTCGCGTATCCCTGCCCGATCAGATTCCCCGTCCGTACCTCAGTAGCCCGTTACACCCTCACAGGAGCACGACATGCCTCGCTTTATCGGGCTCGTATCCCTCACCACCTACATCGCGTCGATTGCCGCCGCGAACTGGCTCACCACCCGCTACGGCATGGTTCACGTCGCCCCCGGGCTGATGACCACCGCCGGCACATTCGCTGCCGGGGCTGCGCTCCTCGCGCGCGATGCTGTGCAGGACGCTCTCGGCCGGGCGTGGGTGCTCGTCAGCATCGCATCGGGAGCTGTTCTCACCCTGGTAGTGAGTCCCGCTCTCGCAATGGCTTCGGCAACTGCATTCCTCGCGGCCGAAGTCGCCGACATGGCGATTTACACGCCGCTCCGCTCTCGCGGCTGGGCCCGCGCCGTGCTCGCTTCGAACCTGGCCGGCGCCATCGTCGACACCGTGCTGTTCCTCTGGCTCGCCGGATTCCCCATCACCACCGCAGCAGTCGGCGGGCAACTCGCCGGGAAACTCGCCTGGGCCACCCTCCTGCCTGTCCTGGTCGTCCTCACCCTTCGGCAGGTGCGCCGTGCTGTACCTCGGCACCCCATCGGGGCCTGACGTGCAGAACGCGATGCGCGCCGGACTCCTCGGCTGCATGACGACACCTGCGCAGGGCAACGTGATCCCCGACGGGACACCGATCGGCGCCGACAACGGATGCTTCGGTAACAACTACCCCGGCGACGACGAGTGGTTCGACTGGCTCGACAGTCGCATCGTCCGGTACGGCGCCGACCGGTTCTTGTTCGCTGTCGCCCCTGACGTCCCGTTCGACGCCGCGGGCACGCTCGCAAAGTCTCTCCCATGGCTCGGTCGCATACGCGGGTTGGGCGTACAGGCCGCGTTCGCCGCGCAGGACGGATGCGACGAACTCGGCGTGCCGTGGGACGCGTTCGACGTCCTGTTTCTGGCTGGCTCCACGGAATGGAAGATCGGCCCGATCGCTGAGCGTCTGTCGCGCGAAGCGAAGGAGCGAGGCAAACGCGTGCACATGGGGCGCGTCAACAGCCTGCGCCGGTTACGCATCGCCGAATGGTTCGGCTGCGACACCGCCGACGGCACGTACCTCGCGTTCGGCCCCGACAAGAACCTCGCCCGTCTCCGTGGCTGGCTCGATGAACTGCACCACACCCCGGCTCTTTTCGCCTCTGACACCTCGCTCGCATCCAAGGAGATAGGCGCGTGACCGGCCCGAGCAGCAACCCGCGCGGCGAGCGAGCCGGTACCCCCGGCGTCCGCTGGCAGGTGATCAGCACGACCGACGAGCAACTCGTCAACGACGACGCACCCGACCCCGCACCGCCCCCGAACCGAGCAGCCCGTCGCGCGGCCGCCCGCGTACTGAAGAAAGGCAACCGCCGATGACCGACACCCCGCAGACCGCCCTCGACACGCTGCGCGGCCTCGCGCTCCGCAGCGCCGACGGGCCCACCGTGCAGCAGCTGCTCGACGACGTCACGACCGAGCTCACCGGCCGGACCGTCGTGCACCGCGACCAGGACCGGCGGCCGCGCCGGTTCGTGCTGCGCCGCAGCGTCGACGTGTCCGGTATCAGCGGGCTCGGCGACGTCGCCGACGGCGTGCTGTGGCCCGACGGCACCGCGTCCGTGCGGTGGCGCGGCGAACACCCGAGCTCGGTGTTCTGGGACCGCGGCCGCGCGTCCGTCGAGCTCATCCACGGGCACGGCGGGGCGACCTCGGCCGTGTTCCTCGACGCCGCCGACGGGTCGGCCGGCTCCGTCCCGGACATCGAAGCCGCGCCCCTCGCGCTGCGCCGCGCGGTCGACCGGGCACTGAACGCCCCGGTCGCATGCTCCGACTGCGGGCGAACCATCGCATGCCCGTGCGCCTCGGACCGGCGCGAGGGGCGGGTCGACGCGATCCTCGCCGCGCTCGCCCCCTGGATCGCAACGGGCGACCGCACCGCCATCCCGTCACAGACCGACCGCACCTGACACGACGAAGGGGCGCCCCCATCCGGCCAGATGTCCGGGGCGCCCCACGCGGTGAGATCACCCTACGCACCGCAGGAGACACCCGCCATGACCCACACCGCCCGCACCACCGCCGAGAACCTGCAGCACATCGTCAACCACTGGCACCAGTTGCGCGCCGCCCTCGACACCACCGGCCCCGGCACCACGTGGCCCCCGGCCCGGCCGGGCGCCGAGTACCTGCGCGCACTCGACGATCAAGACGCCGCCGAGGTGTCCGCCGAGCAGTCCCTCGCCGCCGCGATCGCGCACTCCCTCGACCACCCGCAGCGGCTCATCACCACCCGGCACCACACCGGACAGCTTTACTACCGGTGCGCGTTCTGCGACCACGTCGGCGAGGGGCTGCCGCACCCTGTGCGTGAGGACCGCGACCCGGCGCAGCTCGGCGAGCGGCCGGTGCCGGTCCGGCTCCACATCGTCGACGCATGCCGGGCGATCGAGATCGCGCTCGTCGCGCTCGCCGACTCGATCGCGGCCCGGGACGCCGCCGACCCCGCGGACTGGTACCGCGCCGACCGCGAGCAGCGCACCGCGCCGGCTGCCGCCCGGTGGCTGCTCACCCGGCTCGGCGACGACGGCGCGTGCTGCCCGACCCACGATACGGACCGGGCCAGGATCACCGAGTACGCGCGCGAGGCGGCCGCCCGCCTCGACAGGGTGCTCGGCATCGGCCGGCGGTCGGTGCAACTGCCGGGGGTGCCGTGCCCGTGGTGCGGTGGCGACCTGGTGATGCACAGCGAGGCGGGCACGGTTATGAGCGTGACGTGCGCGACCGGCCTGATCGACTGCGACGCCCCTGTGCCGTTCGATGTGGACCGGCGGGCGCGGGTGTGGTCGTCGGCCGAGCAGCTCGCGGCGCTGCAGCGGGCACTCGACGCGGCCGAGCAGCAGCGGGCCGAAGCGGAGCACCGGGCGAAGCGGGCCGAGGATCGCCGCCGGCAGCGGGCTGCCGCGAGGGACCGGGCCGCGGCGGCGTAATCGTCAGGGGGCGGACCACACCTCGGGCCCGCCCCCTCGCCACTCAATCAGCGCCGATGTCTCGACATCGGTCTCGTCGAAGTCGTCGAGCCCGGCACGGCGCAGAAACTCGGCAATGTCCCGCGCGTTGTAGGCAAGGCCGAGAATCGTGCCGTCGACGCGGACACGGCGCCCGCCGGTCGGCGATGGTGGGTGAACGATCACGGGCAGCACTCCGGACATGGGACCACCCTGCGGCCGGACGGCGCCGGACGCATCCGGACAGACGCAGACCCCGCAGGTACGGGCCGGCGGGGTCTGATCGAGGATTCGGCTACTCGCCTGTTTCGAGGTCTGTACGCCGCCCGGGGCGCAGCGGGTGATCGGCAAAGTACGCGGCGACCGCCTTGCGGGGGTACTTCTGCCGGGTGCTGCCCGGCTCGATGACGGCGGCCGGAAACCCGCTGTTGGGGTTGGCCCGGATCGCATGCAGGGTCTGCCGGCTTACGCCGTGTTCGGCACAGATCTCGGTGATCGTCATCGGCTGATCGCCGGTTTCGGGTGGCGGCTGCTCGTCGGACACGTTCGCATCCTCTCTCAAACCTCTTGACAATGTAAAGAGGTCGCTCTTACGTTGGTCCAGCTACACGAAGACCCCGACCGGTGCTGACACACCGACGGGGCCGCAGTACGGCCGGGCCCGGCGCTGACAACACCGGACCCGACCGCCCCGACAGGTGCTGACACACCCGACGGGATGCCCGACCCCCTGCCACTAACAGGAGAGTCAAACGTGAACGATCGTATCCGGGGCCCGCTCAACAGCGCCCCCACCCGCAACAACCCGCCCGAGACGGCGCTGCTGCAGGACGTACTCGCCCTGCCGAGCCTCGCCTCGCAGGTCCTCACCGCGGCCGCCGACTACCTCACCAAGCACAAGCCCGACGCCGAGCTCACCGTCGCCGGATGGGGCCGAGCCCTCGCCCTCGCCGACGCCCGCGTGCTCAACGGGTACCCGCAGGTCGTCGCGCAGAACGCCGGCCGCCGCGCCATGTCCGCGATCGCCCCCGAACTCTGGAAGAGCTCCCGCACCCGCGGCGAGTGGGCCCTCGCGCTGCGCTCCGTCGCCCGGACCGTCTGATGATGGGCACCCCGGCGCCCCTCGACGGGCCGACCCTGGAGTTCCTGCAGACGATCCTCGACGCGATCGACATCCCCGCACCCGCCACCCCCGACGACGCCGCGGCGTACAGCCGTGTTCTCGCCGACCGGGCCGGACACGCCGCCGTCGCGCTGCGGGACGTCCTCGCGGGCGCCGCGCAGTTCGGTCCCGGCTGGATCACCTACTACCTGCGCGCCCGCCTCGACGAGACGCCCGCCACCGGGTACCGGACCCTCGACGACACCGCGAGCACCACATGAGCGCCGACGAGCGGCCCGAGGACGAAACCCCGGACCGCGAGCCGCGCCCGAACCGCATCGTCGCCGAACCGGCCACCGTCGCCGCGTGCGCCGAGGACTACCGCACTGGCGCAGACGTACGTGCGACCGCGGCCAGGCAGCACGCCCGCCGCGGCTGACCGCCAAGCCGGCCGGACCTCACGCCACCCCGTCGAGGGGTCCGGCCACCCATCGGGAGATATCTCCGTGCACCGCACTGCCCTCACACCGCTGCAGCGCCGACTCGTCGCCACCGTGGCCGGCGGCGCCGTACTGATCGCCGGGATCGGATTCGCCGGGTCGTACGCCGCCGTCCGCAGCCTCGCCGAGCGCAAGCACTTCGGCGAGTTCGCGCTCGTGTTCCCGATCGGCATCGACGCCGGGATCATCGTCCTGCTCGCCCTCGACCTGCTGCTGTCCTGGCTGCGCATGCCGTTCCCGCTGCTGCGCCACACCGCGTGGCTGCTCACCGCGGCAACGATCACGTTCAACGGCGCAGCAGCCTGGCCGGACCCGCTCGGCGTCGGCATGCACGCCGTGATCCCGGTGCTGTTCGTCGTCGTCGTCGAGGCGGCCCGCGCCGCCGTCGGCCGGCTCGCGGACATCACCGCCGACCGGCACATCGAGCCCGTGCGTCTGTCGCGGTGGCTGCTCTCCCCGGTTCCGACGTTCCGTCTGTGGCGCCGGATGAAGCTGTGGGAGCTGCGGAGTTACAAGCAGGTCATCAAGCTCGAACAGGACCGGCTGATCTACAAGGCGCAGCTGCAGGCGCGATTCGGGCGGCGGTGGCGGCGGACTGCACCCGTCGAGCTGCTGCTGCCGCTGCGCCTCGCCCGGTACGGCCGGCCGCTGCCCGGATCGGATGCGCAGCCGGACCCGGCCGAGGACGAACAGCCGGATGCATCCGACGAGTTCGACCGGGCTGCATCCGAGGCGCTCGCACTCGCACCCCCGACCCCGGCCGCACTCACCCCCGCACCCGCATCCGAGCTGCCGACACCGGATGCAGATGCGGATGCGCAGCCGGACCCGGATGCGGGTGCACTCGACCCCGTACCCGAACAGCCGGATGCAGATGCGCAGTCGGATGCGGACGCGCCCGCCCCGCCGTTCTGGTGGCTACCGCCCCGCGAGTTCGTCCTCGACCTCGCCCCCATGGCCCCGGCGATTCCCGAGGTCACCGCAGATGCGCAACCGCCCGCGCCCCCGCAGCCGCCACCCGCGCAGCCGATTGCGCGCGCATCCGACGAGCAGCTGATCGCGGCCGCGGTCGAACTCGCCCGCACCGGGCCGCTGTCGCTCCGGCGCCTGCAGACCGAGCTACACATCGGCCAGCCCCGGGCCCAACGCATCATCCGTGCAGCCGAATCCCGCATCCGCGCAACCACAGCTGCGCAACCGCAACCCACCGCAACCGCATCCGGAGTGCACTGATGACCAAGCCCGACGACGGCGAACACCGCATCCGTCAGTGCCGTTGGCGTACAACGGGAGCCGAACTCACCACTCGTAAGCAATCAACTGGATTAGGTCATATCCCTGCACCAACGTGCTGACGATAGCGAATGGCGCCATCACAGCGAGAGCCACCCAGCGGCTCCGGGCTGAAGCTGCTCGCTCCGTGCCCGGCGATGGCGGATCCCTCCGATCGATCGAGGCGTTCGTCAAAGACGCTCGGAGATCGATCACGGGATCCACCCCATCCACGAGCGCCACGTAAGTCAGAACCTGTCCACGATGAAACGGTGTAGCCGTAGCAAGTGAGAGCCCGTGGCTCGACATCGAGGCCGGGAGTACGCGCTGAACAGTCGGTTCGGACCGTTCCTGGAGCAGGGCTACGACGGGCGTCGTGCATGTGACCTCAACAGGCAACGAACTGAAATGTGTTGGCTCCAGGTCTTTGTTGCCGATATTTGTCAGCTCGATCTCAATGACGTGAGGTCTCAACAGGGATGCGCCTGACCATTGGACGTTCAAACCTCCCCCGTGAGCTGCGCTGTGGCTCATGAGCGGGCTGACGCGCGCAGACCACCGCACCTTGCGACGTGGCCAGACGGCTCGATAGGCGATCCAGCCGACCAGGAGAGCTGTCGGGACCGCCAGCATGGTGCCGATGGCACCAACGACCGCCCAGATATCAGTTCCGGACTCTTCGCCTGCGAGTATCAACATGGCACCGACTTATACCGTGTATCAGCGTTGCCTCTCCAGGGCGAGGACGGCTCTCGCGAATGACGTCACCTGGTTCGGGGCTGATGCGTGACCTGCGGAACATCTGCCAGCACTTCAGCCGTGCCATGCCGCGTTCGACAGGGCGCAGGGCCTGGGTGAGGAGCCCGTTGATGCTGCGCCGGGTGGGGGCGAGTTCACCGCCTGGCGGGCGTTTGAAGCTCATGGTCACCCAGTGGCCACGCTGAAAGAGCTCAGTGATTCCGCACCCGCCGCGTCCCCTCAGGGCGGGGGGACACTCCTCTTCTGATGCGTTTCGACGCAGAATCAAGCGCGAACCCTCAACCAATCGTAAAAGAAACGCGATCGATTCTCCGTCTACTTTTCCACATATCCCCAGGTCAACGCGTTCTGTCCCCGGGGGACTCCCCCGGGACTCACGCGCGCGGGGTCCACTCCACTCCACTCCAACTACATAAGGGGGGCTGATCAGAGAGAGCACCCACAGGTAGTGGCGCGCGAGCGCACACCCGCTCTCTCTGGCCACAATCCCGCTTGACGCCACACGATCACGTGTCGCAAGATTGGCCGCAGTTCCGCATGCCCGGAATCAGAAACCACCCGACAGCCCCCACCACATCACGGGGGCTGTTCGCATGTCCGGCACCCCCGACCCCGCTGTCAGTGCAGCAACATAGATTGCCTGACATGCCGACGAATGAACTCCACCTCGCCCCCGACCTGATCACCACCCGTGCCGCTGTCGCAGCCGTCTACGGCGGCGCCACGCAGGGCGGGATCATCGGCTCGCGCCAGACACCGAACGTCTTCATCTACTCCGACCCTGACGAAGGCGAGCAGTACGGATACACCTTCGACGGATGGACCGAAGACGACGACGGCACCCCCATCTACCACTACACCGGCGAGGGCTCCGCCGGTGACCAACAGCTCACCCGCGGCAACAAGTCGATTCTTGAACACGTCGACCACGGCCGGGCGTTGCACCTGTTCCTCGCCAACGGCTACGTACCGGGCAGCCGCACAAAGTATCAGCGCTATATCGGCGAGGTCGTCGTCGACTCTGTCGAGCCCTACCTCGAACGCTGGAATCACGATGGGGACGGCACACTTCGATGCGTCTACGTCTTTCGCCTGCGGCCGACCGGCCGAAGCGCCATCGACGTCCGCGACGAAGACCGGATTCCCCCGGCTGTCGAAACAGCAGCAATCCGTGTCCCCGCGGCCGAGACGTCGTCAGCGCTGTTGGCCCCGGAGCAATACGGCACCCCGGAGACGACCTACACGCCCTCCGCCGGGCCCCGCACCGTAACTCGCCGCGAGTCCAAGCTGTCGACTCTCTTCGAGACTCACCTCGTCGGCCTGGGGCACGAAGTCGGCCGCTACCAGCTGACCATCAAGGGATGCCGCGGGGCACTGCTGACCGACCTGTATGACTCAACCGAAAACGTGCTCTACGAAGTCAAGGGACGCAGCCGGCGCATCGATGTACGCATGGCCGTTGCGCAGTTGCTCGACTACCGCCGTCATATCGGCGCCCCGGGCCTTCGCACTGCAATTCTGATTCCGACTGAACCCGAGGCCGACGTGCGCGACTACGTTGAGAGTTTGGGAATCGCCCTGGTCGTGAAGAACGGCGATCACTTCAACGGATACCCGCTCGCGTAGCGAGATCCCCTCGGGCGATCCGGCAACTCCCGCCGCCGACCGCCCGACTGCCGCCGCCCGCGCTGGTGGGGCGGCGGCACCCCAAACCAGCGCAACGCCCCACCCCGACACAAGGTCACAGCCTCATGTTCGTAGACCTCGCCCGACGGGACACGCAAGGTTAACGAGCTACCTCTCGTCGCCCGACGGTTCCTTATCCATCCGCGGCGCCGGCACTACCGGAGCATCGCGGAGCGCCGGCATCTCCGAACCCGCGAACCTCATGATCAGACCGGCCTGCAACCGCGCCTTGATCTCCGGATCGTCAACCTCGGCAAGAAGCAAGATCGCTTGCTCTGCAGACCGCTCGGCGCGCATGTCATCCCGCAACGCATCCGTCTCCGACGCCATGTGCTTCAAAGCCTTATCCGACTCACGGTGAAACAGACGCCCGATCACCGTCGTCACGATCCCGGCGGTCGTCGTCACCATGGACGCGTACAGATCGCCGCTCGTCTCGGCGCGCCAAATTGCGAGGCCGATCCCGATCAGCAGCACACCGCCGCCGAGCACCGAGAACACCTGACTCGTAAGGAAGCTGCGTTGCGACTGCGTGAGGCCGTATGCGTAACGCTGCACGAGGAGCTCGGCAAAACGATCATCATCAACTCTTTGTTGAGCTGCCAACGGTCGCTCTCGTGTGGCGCCCTCGTCTGGTTCCTTCGGACCACTGACAAATGCGGGCGCATACACATCACCGCCTACAGCGATCTGTCCGCCGGAACCAAATACGGCACCACGCAGATCTTTTGCCACCTCTCGCCTGTCGCGCTCCAAACCCTTCCGGGCACGCACCAAGGTCGCGCCCGCCACAGGGATCGTAATGAGCGTGGCTACGATCGCGAGCACCTGATCTAACGTCATATACCCCAGCCCCGTGACTTTGTGAGGGTGGCACAGTACCGCCTCACCCCCGCCCACACCCCCACCCGGCCGAGAGGGGTACCCCGCCATGCGCGTACGCCTCACGGACGGGACATGAGAGGTCGAGATCAGGACCGACCCCGACGAGCAGCAGCCCACGCTCGATCAGGTCGAGGTCACAGCCGTACGACTGCTCACCGCACTCGACCGCGAGCTAGCCGACGAACCGAACCGCACACCGATCGGGTTCACCGCGCAGTACGACCTCGACCGCGTCTCGCTCGACTCGCTCGTCGAACGCTCCGACCAGGACGACGAGCCCGAGCAGTACGACGAACCCGAGGACGCCAGAGCATGAGTGGAGGATGGGCCGACAGCACGAGACGCGACGAGCTGCCGCCCGGCTGGTACACCGTCATCCGCCCATATGTTCTGCACCGTGACGAGTACCGATGCAGGTGGCGCGAGGGACGCGTCGTGTGCGGGCACCACGCGAACCAGGTCGACCACATCGTGCCCGGCAACGACCACCGGTACGAGAACCTGCAAGCGCTGTGCGCACACCACCACGCCGTCAAGAGCAGCCGCGAGGGCAACGCCGCGCGGTGGGCGGTCCGCACGCAGCGGCCGCCGGAGCGCCATCCGGGGATCATCTGACTCCGTTCGGCGCACCCCCAGTGGCCGCGGCTACTCCCCCACGATTCCTTGATGGAAACAGCACGACGGCAGGAGGACGCACGTGAGCAAGGTGACCGGCGACATCGAGGCAATGAGATGGATCAATACAGCCTTCCAGATCCTCAGCATGGATGACGTGTGGACTGCGCACCTTGCGGGCGAAAGCCTGACGCATGAGGAAATGAACGATCTTGTGGAGCTCGGCGAATCGTTGCGCAACGCGTGGGAGTGGTTTACCTACGAAGGCACGCTTCACAGTATCGGGAAGTACATGAAGCAACACGCCGAGCGGGGAGCTCAGGCAGCTCGCGAAGCGGGGTCTCGCCTGGTATCGGATACTCAGACCCTGCAGGAATTCATGAGCGATACCGTCGCGGCACTCGAAAACTCTCGTGATCCGCAAGCGGAGCAGCTCGAAGCCAAAACCGGGGCACTCAGAGCGGGCAAATGGGTGCCCGGCGATCTTCTTCGTGACACACGCTGCTTGATTCTCGCCAGCGTGGTTGGTGGTGCGTATTTCACTCATCACCACGACGTCGCCAAACCCTTGGAAGACTGGTTCCTCGCCTCGGGATGCCTCGCGGTGCTGTTACGAATGGGTGTGGTCAAGGGGAAGGCGGATTCCGATACGACGTCCGGCCCTGGGGGGTGAATCCCCCTCCCCGCCCCTTACGGCGCTCGGGAGGTGCTGCGGGGCTGGTTCTGTACGGGTCTGGGGAAAACGGCCACGTGGCGGCACGTGGGCGGTCCGCTGGCGGGCGGGCAGGGGTCGGGCAGGGTGATTCGATGGCGAGCGGTTGAGGGCCCGCATATCGCCTCTCACCCGCCCGACCCTCACAGCATTCACTCATATTCGCAGGTCAGAGACCTATATCCGTTACATCTGCGGTATCATGGGGGCATGTCGACGCGCACCTGCGAGCACTGCCCCGGACCGATGCCGATCACGGCTCGGGCCGACGCACGGTACTGCTCGGGCCGCTGCCGAGTCGCTGCACATCGTGCTCGTCGTACGGCCCCGGCCGAGCTCACGAGCCGCCCGCGCTGGATCCGGCACACCTCGCGCAAGGTCCCGCTGACGGTCGGCGGTGCGGTGGCGAGCAGCACTGACTCGTCGACCTGGTCGCGCTATACCGAGGCCGCGGCGAGCAGTGAGGGTGTCGGGATCGGGTTCGTTCTCAACGGGGACGGCATCGTGTGCCTCGATCTCGACCACTGTCTCGACCCGGACGGCGAGCCGCTGCCGTGGGCGCAGACGATCCTTGACGCCGCAGCCGGCACGTGGGTCGAGGTGTCCCGGTCCGGCGAGGGACTGCACGTGTGGGGGCTCGGCAAGCTGCAGCACGGCAGGCGCATCACGGTCGGCGGTGGCGGCTCGGTCGAGCTGTACGGGACCGGCCGGTACATCGCGGTCACTGGGCGGACGCACGGCGGCACGCCGCGGCGGCTCGGCGACCTGCAGCACGTAATCGACGCACTGCTGTAGCGCCCCGACACGGGTGTGCTGCGGCGCACCCGACACGGGAGGTACAGCCATGCCCCGACTGCAGATCCTTGAACTGCCCGAAAGTGCGGACGACGAGCGGCCGCAGTTCGTGCTCGTCGTCGACCAGTGCCTGCCGCAGCGCATCGCGCTCGGCATGGACCAGTCTCCGGTACAGAGCTACTGGCACATGCTCGCCGATGAGATCGGCGCGCGGGGTGTGATCGTCACGGCCGAGACGGTTGAGATTCCGGCGAACGAGGTACCGGTCGGCCCCGACGGCTACTCGGTGCGGCTGCGGTTCGAGGCCGACCTCGACGGTTTCCGCGACCAGGTCGCGGCCGCGATCGCCGAAGTTCGGCAGATGGTGGACCATGCGGCGATGGGGGGCGAGTGATGGCAGGCATGGGGCCGGCGCCGAAGCCGGCCGACCGTAAGGCGCGGCGTAACAAGGATGCGATCCCGCAGACCGTGCTCAGGTGGGAGCACGCCGCCCCGCCCGAACTCCCCGACTTCCGCGTCGAACGCGACGAGCAGCTCGTCGAGTTCGTGTGGCCGGAGCGCACCCGCGAATGGTGGCAGACCTGGATCGACTCGCCGCAGTCCGAGCACTTCGGGTCGTCTGACTGGCAGTACCTCCTCGACACCGCGCTGATCCATGCCCGGCTGTGGCGCGGCGATCTGTCGGCCGCGGGCGAACTGCGGCTGCGCGTCGCTGCGTTCGGGGCTACCCCGGCGGACCGGGCCCGGCTGCGCATGGTGTTCGCCGAGGCGGACGGCGCCGACGGCGGCAGCGGCCGGTCGGGAGGCCCGTCGGCGCGCGAGCGGTACGGGGCGGCGAGGCTGCGTTCGCTTCCGGGCGGGAAGTCCTCGGCCGGCGACGAGTAGGGGGCGTTCATGCCGTGGCGTGGCCCTGAGTTCGAGGGCGAGCGCCCCACGCTGGGTTGGTACGTCCTCGATTGGATGATGGAGAACTTGGCCCAGCCCGGCCGGGACGACGGCGCCCCGTTCGTGCCGACGCAGGAACAGGCAGAGTTCCTGTGCGGGTACTACGAGCTGCACCCGGTGACCGGGAAGCGGCTCATTCACCGGGCGCTGCTCAGCCGGCCGCGAGGGTGGGGGAAGAGTCCGTTCGTCGGCGCGATCGCGCTCGCCGAGGCGTGCGCCGACGTCGTGCCGGACGGATGGGATGCGTACGGCGAGCCGATCGGCCGGCCGTGGCACTCGGTCCGGACGCCACTCGTACGTATCGCCGCGGTGACCGAGGCGCAGACCGACAACACGTGGCTACCGCTGCTGGAAATGGCGCGGGGCGGGTCGCTGTCGACCGACTACGGGCTCGACGTCCTCGACACCGTGATCTATCTGCCGCGCGGGAAGATCTCCCCAATCACGTCATCGGCAACGAGCGTCAAGGGTGACCCGGCGTGCTTTGCGTCGCTCGATCAGACGGAAGAGTGGACGGAGTCCAACGGCGGGATCAAGCTCGCGAAGACGCTGCGGTTCAACGCAACGAAGCTCGGCGGCAGCATCATCGAGACCCCGAACGCGTTCACGCCTGGCGAGGGCAGCGTCGCGGAGAACTCGGCGGCCGACTATCAGGCGATCATCGACGGCCGGTCGCGTGCGCGCGGCATCCTGGTAGACCACCGCGAGGCGCCACCCGAGACGGACATGACCGACGTGCGGTCGCTCACGGCCGGGCTGCGGTACGCGTACGGGGACAGCAGCGATCACCCCGACGGTTGCGTGTTGCACGATCCGCCGTGCACGCCCGGTTGGTCGCCGATCGAGGGCATCACCGAAGCGTTCTGGGACACCTCGAACGACGTCCAGGACTTGCGCGCCGACTTCCTGAACCAGATCACGCACGCATCGGACGCATGGTTGTCGGCGCCCGAGGTGCGGGCGGCGTCCGACCTTGACCGCGAGGTGCTGCCGGGCGACCGGATCGTGCTCGGGTTCGACGGCAGCCGGAAGCGCTCGCGCGGCGTCACTGATGCAACAGCGCTGATCGGGTGCCGACTGTCCGACGGGCACCTCTTCGAGATCGGGGTGTGGGAGCAGCCGAAGGGGTGGAAGCCGCCGGTGGGCGAGCCCGGTGAGGGCTGGCAGGTTCCGGTCGTCGAGGTGCTCGCCACGATCGCCGAGACGTTCGACCGGTACGACGTCGTCGGGTTCTACGCCGACCCCGCGAAATGGGAGTCGCACGTAGCGGACTGGGAAGCGGCGTACGGGCCGCGGCTGCAAGTGCAGTCGACCCGGAATCACCCGGTGGAATGGTGGATGACCGGCGGGCGCAGCACGTTGATCGTGCGGGCCCTGGAGAAGTTCCACACGGCCTTGACGGAGCGTGAGTTGACGCACGACGGGGCGTCGGCGCTGGTGCGGCATCTGCTCAACTCGCGGCGCCGAAAGACCCGGTCGGGGATTCAGATCATGAAGGCCAACCCCGACAGCCCCGACAAGATCGACGCCGCGGTCGCGGCTGTCCTCGCGTGGCAGTGCCGACTCGACGCGATCGCCGCCGGCCTCGCCGTCGAGGTCGAGGAAATGGGCGGCTACACCTTCTGACAGCCCGAGAGGGGGCGACGTGCTCGACGAGACACCAGAGATCGGTAACCCCGACTACTGGCTGCTGCGCCTCGGCCGGCAGATGCGCAAGCGCGAGCGGGTGCTCGACGAGTGGTGGCGGTACTACCGCGGGCGGCCGCCGCTTCCCGAGCTGCCGCCGAACGCGCAGCAGGCGTTCATCGACTTTCAGCGGAAGTCGCGCACGAACTTCTGTCAGATCATCAGCAACGCATCGGTGCACCGGCTCACCGCGCTCGGCGTTACCGCGCCGAACGGTGAGCCGGACGACCGGGCGTCGCGGTGGTGGCAGCAGAACCGGCTCGACAGCCGACAAAAGCTCGTGTGGCGGGTCGCGATGTCGCAGTCGGTCGGGTACATGCTCGTCGGCGCGCACCCGACCCGGACCGAGGAGAACGGCCGGCCGTCGCCGCTGATCACTGCTGAGCATCCGCGCGAGTGCATCGTCGGGTGCGACCCGGAGACGGGCGAGCCGTACGTCGGGCTCAAGGCGTGGCACGACGATGTCGACGGCTTCGGGCACGCGCGGGTGTTCTTCGACGACCGGTCGTTTCCGTACCGGACTACGGAGCGGTGCGGGCGCCGTCTGCCGTGGGGGCCCGACTCATGGGTGTATGTCGGAGACCTGGACGACGGTGAGCCGCACGACCTCGGGATGCTGCCGCTTGTTGAGTTCGAGCGCATGCCGGATTTGGGCGAGGATCCCGAGCCGGAGTTCGCTGGAGTGCTGGACATTCAAGACCGCGTGAACATGGGGATCTTGAACCGTATGGCGGCAAGCAGGAACTCGGGCTTCCCGCAGAAATGGATCAAGGGGCACCGGTTCGCGAAGCGGAAGGACCCGGCGACCGGGATCATCACGGTCGAGCAGCCTTTCATCCCCGGTCCGGGTGTGGTGTGGGCGAGCGAGGGCGAGAACGCGCAGTTTGGGCAGCTGTCGGCCGCCGATCTGTCGGGGTTCCTGAAGGAACACGAGAGCGATGTGCGCGACATGCTGATCTTGTCGCAGACTCCCGTGTACTACTACGGCGGCGACCTGGTGAACATTTCGGCGGACACCATCGGGGCGCTCGACATTCTGCACGTGGCCAAGATCCGCGAGCACATCGCCAGTTTCGGCGAAGGGCTGGAGTCGGTCATGTCTCTCTGCGCGGCGCAGGCCGGTGTAGCCGAGGACTACACCGAGGCCGAGGTGCGATGGGCCAATCCCGCGCACGCGTCCCTCGCGGTTAAGGCCGACGCGGCGACGAAACTCAAGTCGATCGGGTACCCGCTCGACGTCGTCGCCGAAGAGATGGGCGAGACACCGGCCATGGTCCGCAGGATCACAGCCGGTGCCGCGTCGCAGGCCCTGCTCGCCGCGTCGCTGCTGCCGGCCCCGGCCACGGCGCCGACGGCGGGCAACCTGCCGGACACCGGGGGCGGGTCGCTCGATGGGTGAGGCCCTGCAGACGGCGCTCGCCGACCGGTACGACGCGCTGTCGGGCTCGCTCCGCGATCGGCTGATCTCGTTCGTTCTGTCCGCGTTCGACGGCCTCGGTAGCTACCGGGACGCCGACGCTGCGGCGTTCATCGAGCGGGTGCTGCCGGTCGTTCTCGCGACGCAACAGCAGATGGGGCAGATTACTGACGCCTACCTGTCGGCGGTGATCGCGGACATGCTCGGCGGCGCTGCGGCCCCGGCCGGTGTCCAGCTCGACGCGGCGCTCCGCGGCGTCGCCCCGGCCGAGGTCTACACGCGCCCGTTCGTCACCACCTGGACGGCGCTCAGCAAGGGCAAGGCGTACGCCGACGCGGTCGCCGAGGGGCGTACGCGGCTGCTCAGCATCACCGAGACCGACCTGCAGCTCGCCCGCACCCATGCCGCGCAGCAGTCGATGCAGCGGAGCGGCGCCCGGTACTTCCGTCGTCGTCTCAGCAGCGGGAAGAACTGCGCGCTGTGCACGATCGCGTCGACACAGCGGTACCGAGTCGAGAAGCTGATGCCGATCCATCCGGGCTGCCACTGCAAGCCCGAGCCGCTACCCGGCACCCGTGACCCGGGGCACGTCATCGACGAGCGGCTGCTGAGAGAGGCGCACGACGCGATCGCGCGTGACCTCGGCGAGTCCGACCGCGGCGGCCGCGCCCCCGACTATCGCAACGTGATCATCACTCGCCAACACGGCGAGTACGGGCCGCTGCTCGCAGTCCGGCGACACGAGTTCACAGGCCCGGAGGAGATCGTCAGGTAAGGGCAGGCTGACACGCCAGATCACAGATGGGCGCGCGCCATGAGCGATACGCGCTGTGCCTGGTCAGCAAACATCAGGCACTCTTGTCGCCCTTCGGCGTTGACCGAGCTGATCGGCAGGGTCTTGATCCGGATACTGAGATCCCAAAGCGCGCGGGACAGTTCCGGACTGTGAACCTTCCTGCTCAACACTTCCAAACGGTCATCGTGCCGCGCCTCGACCCAACCAGTCAGATCCTCATCACTTGCGGAATTTGGTACCGCGAACTTCAAGGCAGCTCGCTCTACTGCAAAGAGGGCGTCGAACAACTCGGCAGGTGGTCTGCGGTTTGCCTTGTGCTGGTTCCAAGCTGCCCAAAGTCCAGCAGGGCCCCCGACTGCGCCCACGATGCCGCCTGTTGCTGCAAGCCAATCAGTTACGTCTGACACCTGTAGCTCCCCCTGCTAGACCAACGGCTGCTCAGGCTATCCAACGACGATCGCGTCGGCGCGGGGCGTCTGCTGCTCGGCTGCGCCCCGGCGTTTGACGGTTCGACGGCGCCGACACGGCGCACAACACCACTGCTCACCCTGACCCGACACGGGAGACATCACCATGCGCACGCGTACTCTGCCCCGTCACGCCCGGACCGGGCAGCTCGCCGTCGGCTGGCGCAAGCCGCGCCCCGGCGAGGACCCGGCCGAGCTGTACCCGGTGTGGCCGGTCCTCGGCGGCGCCGAGGGTAACGACTCGGGAGACACCGCCGACGGCGACCAGGACGACGACGCCGACAAGTCCGACACGGACGACAAGGGCGACGACGACACGGTCGACCACAAGGCCGACGCCGAGAAGTGGAAGGCGCAGGCGCGCAAGCACGAAGCACGGGCGAAGGAGAACGCCGCGGCGGCGAAGGAACTCGCGCGGGTCAAGCGCGAGGGAATGAGCGACATCGACAAGAAGGTCGACGAAGCGGTCGCCGCTGCCCGAGCCGAGGAACGTACCAAGGCCGGTGAACGGGTTGCCAAGTCGGCGTTCCTCGCTGCGGCAAAGGGGCGGATCGACAAGGCGAAAGACGTCCTCGACGACATCAACCTGCGCCGCTACGTCAACGACGACGGCGAGGTCGACGACGACGCGATTGCCGAACTGGTCGACAGGCTCGCGCCGAAAAAGTCCGACAAGGACGACGGCCAGGGCGACGAGCGCGACACGCGCCGCCGATCCCGCAGCGGGGGCTACCAGGGCACGCGGCAGCGAGGCAGCAGCGGCGGCAACGGGGGCGGTTCGCTCGCCGAGGGCGCCGAGCTCTACAAGTCGCTGCTCGGCGGCGGCAACAAGACCTGATGATCCGGGAGGGATCACGATGAACCTTGCACAGACGACCGAATGGTTCGGGACCGACGATCAGTCGTGGCTCGGATCTGAGCACGGAACGCAGGCGACCGAGACGATCGTGCTCGACACCTCGACGTTCACCCCGGCGACGCACTACCCCGAAGGATTCTTCAAGAGCGGCATCCCGCTCGGGAAGATCACGGCCGGTGGGAAGTACGGGCCGTACGACGGCGCCGCTACGGACGGCCGCGAGGCGCTCGTCGGATTCCTGTACTCCGCCGTCGGCGCTCCGACAGTCAACACCATCGACCCGGCCGGCGCGCTGCTCACACACGGCAAGGTGCGCGAGTCGCGTCTGCCTGTTGCTGTCGACGCCGCCGGTAAGGCTGACATCGCCGGTTCGATCCGGTTCGTCTGAGAGGAAGTGATCTAGATGAGCTGGACCCTGGACACCGAATTCATCGAGCCCACGGCACTTACCGGGCTCATCCGTGCCGCGCTCGCTGATCTGCAGACCAACCGGTTCACCTTGAGCCGGTGGCTGCCGAACGTCCAAGTCGACGACATCGTGTACGAGTTCACCAAGGGCGGCGGCGGTCTCGCCGAGACGGCGTCCTACCGGTCGTGGGACACCGAGAGCAAGATCGGTCGTCGCGAGGGGATCGGCAAGGTGATGGGTGAGCTCCCGCCCATCAGCGAGAAGATCCCGTTCAACGAGTACGACCGGCTGCGGCAGCGGAAGCTTGGCCGCACGGATGCGCTGCCGTTCATTGCCCGGGATGCCCAGCGGATCGCCCGGAACATCGCCGCGCGTTTCGAGGTCGGCCGCGGCGCTGCGCTTGTGGGCGCAGCCGTGCCGGTTCCCGAGCTGAAGACGACCGTCGACTTCGGGCGGATCGCCACGCACTCGGTCGTCGCGGCGGTGCTGTGGTCGGACCACGAGAACGCGAAGCCGATCAATGATTTGCGGGCGTGGGTCCACACGTACGAGGACACGAACGGCGAGCGCCCGGCCGTGATCCTCGCCCCGGCCGCGGTCGTCGAGAACCTCGCGATGTGTGACCAGATGATCCGCCAGGCGTACCCGCTGGCCCCGGCTGGCACAGCGCCGATGATCACCGGCGACCAGGCCAACTCGATTCTGCGGGCGCTGAACCTGCCGCCGATCGAGATCTACGACGCCCGGGTCAAGGTCGACGGCGTCGCGACCCGGATCACCCCGGGCAACGCGATCGCGCTGCTGCCCGAGCCCGGCGCCACGACCGCGGCCGCGCCGACCGACCTCGGGGCGACGCTGCTCGGCACGACTGCCGAATCGCTCGAAGAGGAGTACGCGCTGCAGCCCAGCGAGCAGCCCGGCATCGTCGCCGCGCAGTGGAAGACGAAGGACCCGGTGCGCGTGTGGACGCACGCGGCCGCGGTCGGTATCCCGGTGCTGAGGGAACCGAACCTCACATTCAAGGCGCAGGTGCTCGCGTGAGTCGGCGGCTGATCGCGTACGTGCACGTCGCCGGGGTCGCGTACGGCCCCGGCGACGACGTGCCCCCCGAGGCTGCGAGGCGGATCGGCGCCCATGCGTGGGCAGGCGAGGACCAGGACGACGGCGACCAAGCCCCGCGCCTGAGCAACGCGCCGCCCCGCTCGGGCCGCGGCTCGGGCGTCGAGGCGTGGCGGCAGTACGCCGAGCAGCACAACGTCGAGGTCGCCGCCGACGCGAGCCGCGAGGACATCATCGCGGCGTGCGAGGCGGCCGAGCTCGTCGAGCGAGAGGAGTAACGGGGATGGCGGCAGCGTTCGCGACGGTCGAGGACTACGAGGCGCGCGCCGCCGTCACCCTGCCCGAGGGCAGCCCGCGGCGGGCGCAGGTCGAGGCGTACCTCGACGACGCGTCGGCACTGATGCGGCGGCACATCCCGACCGGCTACACCCCGGCCCCGGAGACAACGCGGGCGATCGCCGTCGCGATTACCCGCCGCGCCATCGCGAACGGCGGCGGGTACCGGCAGCGCACGATCGGCCAGTATTCCGAGACACTCGGCGAGAACGGCGGGCTCTACCTCACCGACGACGAGATCGAGCAGCTGCAGCCCGAGGACGAGACCGACCCGGATGCCGACGCCGCGTACTCGGTCATGCTCATTGACCACGGCGGGTGGCGTGACGACCCGGCCGACGTCTGTCGGCGGCTGCTGTGATCCCCGATGATCTGCTGCCTCACCTCTTGGACATCGAGCACCCGGGGCGTACAACGGACCGGTACGGCAACGTCGTCGACGACTGGTCGGCGTCGACACACGTTGCTGTGCAGGGGTGGATGCAGCAGAACACCGGGGCCGAGGACACCGACCAGCGCGACGCTCAGATCGGCGAGTGGCTGCTGATGTGCAACCCGTGGGCGACCAGCGGCACCCCGCTCACGGTGCACGGCTCGGCCCGAGTCCACTGGAACGGGAAGCAGTTCGAGGTGATCGGCCCGGCCGGTCCGGCGTACGAGCCGGCCGAGCTCCATCACTACGAGATCCGGCTCAAGACCGTGGAGGGGTGACCATGGCCCGAATGAGGGTGGTCCCGAACCGGCGCAACATCGCTGGATTCCTCAAGAGCGACGGGACACGGGCGCTGATCGAGCGAAAAACCAGGGCGGCCGAGCGGGGCGCAGCCTCGGCGAGCACGGCGGCCGGGCAGTTCCGGACCGATGTCGAGGTCGACGACCACCGGGTGCGCGGCGCCGTAATCGGCGACTACTCGACCGATGACCCCGCAGTGTCCAGGGCGGCACTGCTGCGCGGCCTCGACGCGGCAAGGGGGACTGACTGATGCCCGAGGCGATCAGGTTCCCGGACGCCGCCGAGGTGTACACCCGCTACCTGCGCGAGCGTCTCGGCGCCCGCGGCGACCCGGTGCAGGTCGGCACCCGCGTTCCGAATCCCCGGCCGGCTCGGCTCGTCCGGGTTGAGCGGATCGGCGGCGCGCAGCTCGACGTCGTCACCGACCGGCCGCGCCTCGATGTGCATTGCTGGGGCGCGACCGAGGCGGACGCCGCCGATCTGGTGGCGGTCGTCCGGGCGCTCACTCTCGCTATGCCGGGGTGGCGGGGCGCCGTGGTGTACGACGTTGTCGAGGTCGGGGGCCCGAATCTGCTGCCCGACGCTGCGACGTCGTCGCCGCGGTACGTGTTCGCCGTTGAGCTCTCCATTCGAGGGGCGACCCTCCCCGTCTGACCGGCTCACCCGCCGTTGACCGCACGCCCCCGCGCCGCACTGGCCGGGGGTTTCTTCATGGAGGCAAGCCCATGGGCACCCCGACCGAGCCGGTCTCGCTTGAGACTGGTCTGCACAACGAATTCATCCGCAAGCAGCTCGTACAGGCGGTGTACGCCGCCGACTACACCGCGGCGGCGATCGATGCCCCGTTCGCCACGGCTGATGGGAAGTTGCTTCCGATCCCGGCCGGGTACGTCGCCGTCGGGTACACCACAGACGACGGGCTCACGTTCACGGGCGATCTGTCCATGACGGACGTCACGAGCTCGCAGTCGGTCGAACCGACCCGCTCCGATGTCGAGTCGGATGTGCTGAGCGCGCAGTTCGCCCCGCAGGAGACGAACCCGGCGACCCTGGCCCTGTACGAGGGGCTTCCGCTGTCCGGCGTGGGGGCGCTGCCTGCCGTGGGTACGGCGTGGCAGTGGGACCGGGCGGCGACGCCGAAGAACCCGTACCGGCGGCTGCTGTTCATCGGTCTGGACTACGACGACAGCGGCGCCGAGATCTACATCGTGAAGTTCTTCCCGCGTGCCCGCATGACGTCCCGTGACGACGAGCAGTGGGCCCGGTCGACGGAAACGCAGCGCCCGGTGACGTTCAACGCGTTCCGCGACAGCGTGCTCAAGACGTCCTGCCGCAACTGGGTCGACGGCCCGGGATGGCGAGCGTTCGCCCCGCCCGAGACGCCGTGACCCGCCCCTGATCGAGCGGGGGGCGGCGGTTCTGGGTGAGCCCCACCGCCCCCCGCTCTCCAATGCTCACCCGCAGCTCACCCGAGAAAGAGAGACATCACCATGAGCAAGCCCGGTAAGGCCCGTTACCGTCTGTCGGCCGTCAAGGCGTCGTACTCCGAGGCGGTCGGCGGCACTGCCGTCGAGGTCGAGACCGACGACGGGAAGATCTACACGTTCCCTCACCCCTTGTTCGCGGACGACGAGACGAACAAGGCACTCGACGCCGCCGAGGGCGACGCGGGTAAGGCTCGCGTGCTGCTCGGCGACCAGTGGGACGCGTACGTGAAGAGCGGCGGCGACGCCAACGGGGTCATGCTCGTGTACCTCGCGGTCCGTGCTGAGATGCAGGACACGATGGGAAAGCACCGGCCGCCGAGGCAGTAACCGGCGGCGACTCCGAGGACGTCGAGCAGCTCGTCGAGTACACCGTGCTCGATGTCCTCGGCGAGCATCCCGAGGCGGTCGAGGCCGACCTCGCGCACCACTATCCGGGCTACGGGCCCGGCGGTCCGGTCGCCGCTTTCTGGCGGGGCGAGATCACGCTGCGTTGGCTGCGCGTCATGGTCGAGGGACTGCCGCCCGACGGCGCGGCCGCTCGCGCGGTGGCCGGTCACCACTGGACACATGCCGACTGGGCCGCGGTCGACTCGCAGGATCTCCTCGCGCTGCTGTTCACCGCGTTCTTGAACGCCAACCGCGACCCGAAGAAGCCGCCCGCTCCGTGGCCCGAGCCATCGTGGCGGCCGGGTGACCCGCTGCCCGAGGACACAACGGCGGCCGACGCCGAGAAACAGGCGCAGGCTCGCGCCGCGTACGAACGAATCAATTCGCAGGTACTCCCCGGGGGGTGATCCGTCGTGCCGGTCGAGGTCGGTGTCGGGTACGTGTCCGTCGTTCCGTCGACCCGGGGGTTCGGGCCCGAGCTGCAGCGGCAGATCACGGGCCCGTCCGGCGACGCCGGGCAGCGCGCCGGCCGCGAGTCGGGCAGCGGGTTTCTGTCCGGGATCGGCGGAGTCCTGAAAGCGGGCGTGGCCGGAGTCGCGGCCGGGGCCGGCGTGCTGTTCGCCGCGGGGTTCGCTAAGGCGGTCGAGCAGGACAAGGCGACCGCGAAGCTTGGCGCTCAACTTGGTCTGAGTTCCAAGGAGTCGGCGCGTCTCGGAAAGATCGCGGGGTCGGTCTACGCGAAGGGGTACGGCGAGTCGATCGACCAGATCAGCGACTCGCTCAAAGCGCTCGCGCAGAACGGCGTCGCCGCGGTCAACGCCCCGCAGAAGGATCTCGCCGCTCTCAGTAAGAGTGCGGTCAACCTTGCCGAGACGTTCGACGCCGATGTCAGCGACTCCGCGCGGGCGGCCGGGCAGCTCATCAAGACGGGGCTCGCGAAGGACGGCAAGCAGGCTTTTGACCTGATCACCAAGGGGTTCCAGTCGGGCGCCGACAAGGCGGGCGATTTCCTTGACACGATCAACGAGTACTCGACGCAGTGGCGTAAGGCCGGAATCGACGGGGCGACCGGGATCGGGCTGATCAATCAGGCGCTCAGGGCGGGCGCCCGCGACGGTGATGTCGCCGCCGACGCGATCAAAGAGTTCTCGATCCGCGCAGTCGACGGCAGCGACACAACTGCGAGCGGATTCAAGGCGCTCGGGCTCAACGCCGACAACATGGCGAGCAAGTTCGCCAAGGGCGGCAAGGTCGCAAACGGGGTACTCGACCTCACCCTCGACAAGCTGCGCGGGATCAAGGATCCCGTACGGCAGTCGCAGATCGCGGTCGAGCTCTTCGGAACCCAAGCCGAGGACCTCGGGGCGAGCTTGCTCGCAATGGACCCCTCGACGGCGGCCGCCGGCCTCGGGCAAGTCGGCGGAGCGGCCGACAAAATGGGCAAGACCTTGCACGACACCGCGACGAATGGCATCGAGGTGTTCAAGCGGCAGGCGCTGCAGGGCCTCGCGACTGTGGCGGACAAGTACGCGCTGCCCGCGGTCACACGGCTCGGGCAGTTCCTCAACGATCGTGTTCTGCCACCTGCCAAAGCGGTTGGCTCCGTCATGCTCAGCACGCTCGTCCCCGCCGTGACGGGCACGGCGTCGGCGTTCGCCGCTGGTGCTCAGTGGGTGCAGGACTACGGGGCGTGGCTGCTGCCGCTCGGTGTCGCCGTCGGCGGTCTCGCTCTCACGATGGGCGCCTCGGCGATCGCGACCGGCGCAGCGACAGCGACGTTCTCGATCTATCGCGGGGTGATCCTCGCTACGGCGGCGGTCACCCGCGGGTATGCCGTTGCGCAAGGAGTCCTCAACGCGGTGATGAACGCCAACCCGATCGGGTTGATCATCACGGGTGTTGCGGCTCTCGCGGCGCTGCTCGTCGTCGCGTACAAGAAGAGCGACACCTTCCGGAGCATCGTTCAGGGCGCGTGGGCTGGCATTCAGGCTGCGGCCTCGGTCGCGTGGAACAGTGCGATCAAGCCGGTCGTGGACGGCTTCATGACAGGGCTCCGGGCGATCGGAACGGCCGCGTCGTGGCTGTGGTCGACCGTGCTGTCGCCCGTGTTCGGATTCATCGGCACAGCCGCCAAGGTGCTGCTCGTCGTGGCGATCTTCCCGATCGTCGCCGCTTTCAAGCTGCTCGCCGCTGTCGGATCGTGGCTGTGGTCGACAGTCCTCGGGCCTGTTTTCGGGTGGATCGCGGACAAGGCAATTTGGCTGTGGACCGTGGCGATCAAGCCCGCGTTCAACTCCATCGTCGCGCAGATCAAGGCAGTTGGTGCAGTTGCATCGTGGCTGTGGAAGAACGTGTTTTCACCAGTGCTGGGCTGGATCGGCGACAAGGCCGTTTCGCTGTGGAACAACAGGATCAAACCGGCGTGGGACCTGATGCGGATCGGGATCGGGCTCCTCGGCGACAAGCTGAAAGACCTGTGGGAAACCAAGGCCAAGCCCGTATTTCAGTGGATCGGCGACAAGGCGTCATGGCTGTGGAACAAGGCCACGAAACCCGCATTCGACGCGCTGAAGCTGGGCGTTAAGGCCGTCTCCGACAGCTTCGGCAAGGCCAAGGATGCAATCAAACTGGCCTGGGACAAGGTCGAGGGGATCGCGAAGAAGCCCGTAGCGTTCGTGATCGATACGGTCTACAACAAGGGCATTCGCGGCGTCTGGAACCAGATTGCGGGCGCGTTCGGGGCTCCGAAGTTGCCCGCTTTCAAAGGATTCGCGGGCGGCGGGATCCTGCCGGGCCAGTCGTCTTGGCGGAACGGCGACGACCAACTCGTGCCCATGCGGCGCGGCGAGGGCGTATACGTTTCCGAGGCGATGCGCGACCCGTACGAGCGGGCGCGCCTGCACGCGGTCAACCAGGCCGCGATGCACGGGCGTTCCCTGTCGGCGTACCAGGGCGGAGGGTTCGCCAAGGGCGGGATTTTCGGGTGGGTCAAGTCGGCCGCGTCGAAGGGTGTCGACCTCGCGTCGTCCGGGATCTCTTGGCTGAAGGACGGCGTAAAGGCGTCGGCCGAGGCCGGGCTCAACAGCGTGGTCAAGCCGCTGATCAACAAGATCTCGGGCTCGACGTCGCTGTACCGGGACATGATCACCGGCATCCCGAAGAAGATGATCAAGGACATCCTCGGGTACTCCGGCAAGGCCGACTCCGAGATGGAAAAGGCCGGCGTCGGCGGCAAGGGCTACAAGGCCGCGCTGTCCTGGGCGCGCACGCAGAACGGCAAGCCCTACCAGTGGGGCGGCAACGGAAACCCGAGCTGGGACTGCTCGGGTCTCGTGTCCGCAATCGAGTCCGTGATCAGGGGCGAGCGCCCGCACCGCCGTTGGGCGACCGGGTCGTTCAGTGGGGCGACTGCACCCGCAGGATGGGTTCGTAACGCTCGCTCCCCGTACATGATCGGCATCACGAATGCTGGCGTTGGCCACACCGCAGGCACGCTCAACGGTGTCAACGTCGAGTCGCGTGGCGGTGATGGCGTCGTGATTGGCAGTCGTGCCCGCTCGTATCACGACCCGCTGTTCACCGACGTCTACGGGTTCAAGGGGTACGCCGACGGCGGGTCGCCGCGCCCCGGAGAGATCGCATGGGTCGGCGAGAACGGGCCCGAGCTGATCCGTTTCTCCGGTGGGGAAGTCGTCTACTCCAACCGGGACTCCATGGCTATGTCGGCCGGCCTCGGTCCGGTGCGCGGGTTCGCCAAGGGCACCTCCAAGGCGCGGAAGCCGAGCAAGATCGGCACTGACCTGACAGGTTTCCAGAAGAGCTTGACCGGGTCGGCGTCGGCGATCGCGTCGGCGGCGAAGCGGCTGACGAAGGATCTCGGCGCGGCGGGCAAGGCGGGGCGGTCGCTGGTCAAGTCGACCGAGAAGGCGTCGGCCAAGCTGCAGGCGATGGCGAAGCAGCGCGATGCCGTCGCCTCGAAGATCACCGCTGCAAGGGGGTACGCCTCCGACAAGTCGAAGTCGGCGGCCGACTACCTGAACGTGTCCAACTTTGCCGACGTCGGCAGCGTCGGCGACCTGATCGCCGGAATGAAGGACCGGCAGGCGACCGTGAAGGGGTTCCAGTCCGCGATCGCCACGGCGCAGAAGCGGGGCGCGTCTAAGACTCTGATCAGTCAGTTGATCGAGATGGGGCCGGATTCGCAGCTTGCCGGACTTGTATCGCGTGCGACTGGCGGCGACATGAAGCAACTCAACGCCCTGGTTTCCAGCGGCTCGAAGCTGTCGACGTCCTACGGCCGGTCGATGGCTGACCTGATGTACGACGCGGGCAAGGACGCGTCGAAGGGGTTCCTGGCTGGTCTGCTCGGCGAGCAGAAAGGCATCCAGGACGCCATGGCCAAGCTCGGCGCCGGAGCGATCAAGGCGATCCGGTCGAAGAAGGGCATTGACGCCCACTCGCCGAGCAGGAAGGGCGCGCAGGCCGGTGCCGATGTCGGGGCTGGAGTCGTCGCCGGAATGGCAGCGATGGCCCCCGCGGTCGCCGCGCAGGCTGCCCGGCTGGGCAAGCACGCGGTACCGGCCGCCGCGGTCGTCCCGGTGACGTCGCAGCGGGCGGGATCCGATCCGCTCGCGTCGCTGGACGGTATGGCCGTTGCCCTGGTCCTCGATGACGGCCAGGCCCTGGCTGCTCATTTCGATACCCGCGTGGATGCGCGGCTGAGCACCGTCCGCCGCAGTGCGCGGGCGGGGGCAAGGAGGTAGGCCGTGCCGCTGATCGTGGATCCGTCCGCACCACAGGTGACACCGCCAGAGCGGGTGACCAGCCCGGAAGGATGGCTGTCCGCTGTCGTGGACGAGCAGTGGTCGGGGGTGGTGCTGTCGTACGACGGTGCCACCCCGCCCGACACCGCCCGCAATTTGGCGCTGAACCCATCGTTCGAGCAGACGCTCACGACCGAGACAACTGGGTACGGCACCACCAGCACCCGCTCCCGCGTCTCCGCCGAGTCGCATGTAGGCGGGTACAGCGTGCAGCACGCCATCAGCATGGCCGGGGCGCAGGGTGGCACAAACTGGAACATCGAACCGGTTGCTGCTGGCCAGGTTGTGCAGTTCGGGGTATGGGTGAAGATCCCCACGACGGGCGTCACGGACCTGGAACTGTGGTGGCGGAACCAGACGACGACCCTGGCGACGGCGTCGGTCATCGCGCAGGCGCAGCCCGGTGCATGGGCCCATGTGTCCGGCTCGTACACCGTCCCGGCCGGGCAGAGTATCGACCGCGTTTCCGCAGTCGCCACAGCCGGGCCGAGCCCGGTTACATGGTGGGCTGACGCAGCCATGGCCGAGACCGGGCCCGTCGCGCACCCCTACGTTGATGGCGATCAGCCCGGGTGCGTGTGGGACGGGACACCCAACGCATCAACCAGCCGTCGCGTCACCACGGCACTCGACCCGGCCAGGATCCGCAAGGTGCGGATCCTGCGGACCGATCCGGGCTCCGCCCCGGTCCCGGTCCGGTCCGCCGACCCCGCATGGGCGATCGGCGGCCGCGGTACGGCGTACGACCATGAAATGCCGCTCGGCGTGCCCGTGATCTACACGGCGACGCCGGTCTACGCGGACGGGTCCACGGGCCCGGCGACCTCGCTCGCGGTGACGGTGCCCGCCCCCGAACCGGGGCAAGACCGGGATCTGTGGCTGAAGTCCATCGACCAGCCATCGTTGTCGTTGCGGGTGATGCTTGTGGAACGTCCGGAGCCGAGCAGTGCCGGACGGCAGGACGTAGCCGATGTCCCCGGTAGCCCCTACCGGGTGGTGGCTTACGACGAGCACGCCGCCGAGTCGTACACCGTCACGATTGACGTGCCGCCCGAGCAGGTCGACCAGGTACGGAAGCTGCTGCGGTCCGGGGTGCTCCTCGCTCAGACCCGCCCCGGGTACGTAATCACGCCGGACGCGTACCACGTACCCGCGGACATCACCGGCCCGACGCCGACCGGCCGACTCGGCTCGTCGGAGGGCTATCAATTCAGCTGGGCAATCGAGCCCGTGGGCCGCCCGGCGACAGCAGACGCGCCGATGCGGATGCCTGGCTGGTCGTGGGACAAGGTGGCCGCGCGATTTGCTACCTGGGACGCGGTGGCCGCGTCGTACAGCAGTTGGGCGTCGCTCAGCACGAACGGGATCACCTGATGCTGCCGATCTCCGCGCGGGCGCTCGCCGCTCTCACCGGGGCCGCGCGCCGGCCGATCCGCGCGGACTGGAGCAATGACGGCGGCCGGACGTGGACGCCGGTACCGAAAGTGGCCGCGGCCGAAGTCCAGCCGGACCGGACGGCGGAATGCCGGTACTCCGGCACCGCCGAACTGCTCGGCATCCCGCTCGGCGCGTCCGGGGTCAACGCCGTTGTCACGCAGGTGCGGTTGTTCCAGGGTATCCAGGGGCCGCGCATGGACGTGGAGTGGATCCCGGCCGGGGTGTACGTCGTCGACCGGCTCACCCGCACCCGATACGGCGCGAAAGTGGATCTCCTCGGCCGCGAGGAAGCGGTGCGGGCTGCCAAGTTGCCCGTACCACGGACCGTCGGCCCGGACGCTGCGGGCCCCCTGGCCGAGACCCTGCTCAGCGAGGCCCTACCCGGGGTGCCGGTCGCGTGGGTGGCCGGCGCCGACCCGGGAACCCCGGTTCCGGCTTTCGTCGTGGAAGAGGACCGGTGGGCAGCGCTGTCCGGCGGCACGGACACGACGGGCGTCGGTACCGGGATCGCTGCCGCGCTCGGCGCCGAACTGTACGCCGACGCGTCCGGCATCATGACCGTCGCCCCTGTCCCGACCCTCGACGACCCGGTCGTCTGGCGGATCCCCTACGGCCTCGCCCTGGTGGAGCCCGCCGAGCAGGAGTCGGCCGAGGGGCTCGTCAACCTCTGGTCAGTCAGTGGAGACGGCGGGGACGGGTCGGCCGTCGTCGGCCCGGTCTATGTCTGGGACGACGACCCGGCGTCGATCACGTACGCCGGCCCCGATCCGGTGGCCGATCCCCTCGCCCCGCAGCGCGAGGGGTTGACCGGTGTCCGGATACGGGCCGAGCGGTACGCATCCGGTCTGATCACCACCATCGGGCAGGCGTACGACGTCGGCCGTGCCCGCCTCGCCGACAGCCTCGGCATCCAAGCGTCGCTGTCGTTCACCTCGGTCTGCAACCCGGCCTTGGAGCCCGGTGACATCGTCGAGGTCGAGGTGCGGCCCGGCGAGTGGCAGCGGCACCTTATCGACTCCTGCCCGTACAGCCTCGGGTCGGCGACACAGTCGTGCACCACCCGCACCACCACGAGGAGAGTGACATGACCGACCCCGCCGCCGAGCTCGGCGCGCTCCTCGCCCCCCGGGCCCCGGCCGGGCTTCAGACCCGCAGTGCACAGGTAGACGGCGTCACCGATCGCGGCGTCAACATCAGGATCGGCGACGAGCTGCTGCTCGACATCCCGTGCTCCGAGGGCTACCGCAACCGGAAGGCCGGCGACTGGGTCGCCGTCACCAAGGGCGCCCGGCCGGTCGTCGTGTGGCGGTTGGGAGACGATCCGGGCGAGGCGACCGAGGACGAGATACGAGAGATCGCCGCTGACACCGCATCCGACATACAGGTCGTCCGCGCGGTCACCTGGGGCACCGCCGCCCCTTCGGGCACCGGGTGGCAGGCCGGGACCACCGTGCACGCCAGGAAGACCGCCGCGGGCAAGGTCGAGCTGTACGTACAGCTGTCCAGCGAGACCGACCCATCACCACCCGTTCCACCCGGCCGCGCACCGAGCCCGATCACGGTCACCCCCAACTCCTCCGGTTCCTGGCGCAACGGCCGGCCGGACGACTACGCGTCCGGCCCGATGCAGGGCGATTGGACCGGCGGCGGCGACCGCCGCGGGGCGTGGTTCTACGGCGGGAAGATCGCTGCCGCGTGCGCAGGCAAGAGCGTTTCCTCGATGAGCGTTGCACTCACTCGGTCCCGCGGTTCCGGTAGCAACGACAAGCGGCCGCTACATCTGTACCTGCACGGCTACCAGTCCGAGCCGGCTGGGCAGCTCAACCTCGGCGACGGCCCCGAGGAGTTGCTACGCCTTTCCGTCGGCGCCCGCGGGACTACGGCACTGCCCACCTCCTGGCGGACCGCGCTCGCGTCCGGTGCCGCCCGGGGCCTGGCCATCTACGCCCGCGGCCGCACCGACTACATGGCCGTGACCGGCGGCGCGATCACCATCCGATTCTCTGCGTAAGGAGCCCGATGGCGACCATCGGAAATGCCCAACTACCAGTCCCGGACGGGGGCGATGCCCCGCTGGGACCGGCCGCACTCGCGAACCTCGCCGGAGCCGTCGACCCGCACCTGACACAGCACGTCACCAACCGCGCGCAGCGCGACAGCCTGTACTCCGGCGCCCCGCGTCACACCATGGTGAGCGCGGACGACGGGTCACTCTGGCTCAAGACGAGCGGCACCGCGAACACGTGGGCGACCGTCTACGAACCCGTGGCCGCGTGGCGTGCGGTCACTCCCGCGTCCGGCTACCAGGGCTCGGAGTTCGCTCCGCTGTGCCGCATCGTCGGCGGTCAAGTCCACCTGCAGGGCCGTCTCCAACGCGTCGACGGTGGGGTTTTCCCGACCGGCGGCGTCAAGATCGGCAGCGTCCCGGCCGACTGCCGCCCCGTCAAGTACGGCTCATGGGCCGGCGGGTCGGGGCTCACTGGCGACCCCATGGTCGGTGTCGGCCGTCTCGAAGTTCTCGGCGCGGCGTCCTCCACGTCGACCGGCACCATCGGCGACATCCTTTGGTACTCCCAGGACGGCAGCGGCGTGCCCTGGGTGGACCTCTCCGGTTCGTACTGGCTCGACTGAGAGGACGTCATGCCCCTGTACACCTATGGCGGATCACCGTCCGAGGTACTGACCACTGCGACGGGCGATGTGGTCCCCGACTACCCCGTCAACATCAGGGTGGCCGGCAGCGGCGAGCTGGTGACCGCCCTGTATGAAGCGGACGGCACCACCCCGATCGGCCAGCTGCGATCCAACCCGATCGGCTCGACGGCCCCGGGCGCTATCCGTCAGTGGATGTGCGAATGGCCGCAGGTTGAGTACGAGTACAACGCGACTGGGGGCCGTACGGTCCGCTGGTACGCCACTGGTCGGGAAGTCGCGACCGAAGCGATGCAGGCCGCGACGACGGCCACCGCGACGGCGACCACGGCGGCCGAGCAGGCGTCGGCCGCACTCACCGCCTCGGCCAACGCGTCCGCGCTCGCCGTGACGGCCGCGGCCAAGTCTGACGCTGCGTCGGCGGATGCTGCTGCCGCGATCGCTGCTGTGCAGTCCCGGCTCGGCGAGGCTGCCACCGTCGACAACCTGCCGGCTGTCGTCATCGACGCCCACCGCGGCGGTGCGGGCGAGGCGCCCGAGAACACGCTCGCCGCGCTGCGGGGCGCGATGCCGTGGGCCGATGTCCTCGATCTGGACTCGCAGGTGATCGGCGACGGTACGCCGGTGCTGATGCACGACGCGACGGTCGACCGGACGACCAAGGCCACCGGCAACGTGAGCTTGTTCAACGCCGCGCAGTGGGGGCTCATCCGGTCGGACCCGTCGTCGTTCTTCGCCGCGGCCGCACCGGATCTGCCGCTGCACACCGTCGAGCAACTCCTCGACGAGCTCGGTGGCCGACGGGTGATGACCGTCGAGGCGAAGAACTCGGCCGGGGTCGCCAAGATCGCTGCCATGATCAAGGCGCGGCGCCTCGAACGCTCCGTATTGATCAACACGAACGACCCGGTAGTCGTGCCTACGATCAAGAACTCTGGCTGCCTCGCGCATCTGTGGCGCAGCGCCTCGCAGATGGCGACCGACAACGCCGCGACGATCAAGGCGACCGGCGCCGATCTGCTCGACCTCGATATCAACGGCACCGATGCACAGATCACCGCAGCGATCGCGCAGCAGTACCCGCTCGGTGTGTGGGCGCACACGCTGACCCGGCGGGTCCAGCGCGACCGCGCTCTCGCGCTGGGGATGCGCGGGATCATCACCGACTACCCGGGTTACGTGTCCGGGCGGGTCGCACGTCGCACGACGTCGTCGTTCGGTACTGGTCAATGGGGGTATGGGTACGTTCCGTCAGGCAGCATCCGCCCGGTACTCGACGCGTCCGGACGCATCCCGTTGCCCGCCCCGACGAGCAGTGCCGACGTGCAGGTGCTGCTCGCCGGAGAGGTGTCCGGCGCCCCCGCGAACGGGACGTTCGACGTGAAGTTCTCTGTTCCGACGGCGGGCTCGGCAGGGTGGTCTCTGCTGTCGCTGCACCTCGGCGCGGACGACGGCCCGACTGAGCTGTCGTCGAGCGCGATCGTCCACAACGGGTACACGGTGCAGGTCAGCAACAACTCGTCGTTGCGGATCTACCGCGATGACAAGGCTGCTGGCACGTCGACGCAGCTCGCGAACACCGCGACGGGCGCAACCCTCGCCGCGAACACGACGTACACCCTTCGGTGCGTGCTCACAGCCGCGCAGATCACGGTGTCAATCCCCGAAGTGGCCGGACTGACCACCACGATCACCGACAGCACGTATCGCGTGCCGTGGTCGATCTTCGTCGGCCGCAATTACAACGCGACCGCGTTCGGACTGATCAACATCATCAGTATCTCGGCCCCCTGATTGGAGCTCGATGCCTGCCATTCCGGAAGTCGGCGACGTCGTGTTCGTCGCCATGCTCGACACCCGTAACAACGGACTCGCGTACTCGCCGGGGCTAGTTACGCATGTCTGGACGGCGACGACGATCAATGCTCGCGTGCTGGCCGACGACAACACGGTGCCATGGATGCAGAGCCTCGAATACCTCGACGATCTCAGCGGGCTCGCCCGCGGTGACCTCGGTTACTGGTCGTGGAACCGGCCCCCGCCCCTGCCGGGAAACGAGATCCCCGAGCCAGAACCGGACCCGGAGCCCGAGCCGGTGCCGGACCCGACGCCCGAACCCAACCTCACCTGATCACCGTTCCAACGACGCCCCGCGCTACCGGCCGGGGCATTTTTCATGCCCGCGAAAGGGGCTCACCCATGGGTAACGAACGACCGGTGCCCGACCAGCTCGGCGACCAGGACGAGCAGGCGCAGCACCTCATACGCACCGGCAACGGGCCGACCGTCGACGACGAGCAGGCGCTGCTCGCCGCTCAGCACGGCGCTCCGGACATGGCCGGCTTCTACGTCGGGCCCGAGGTCGGCGACCAGGTCGCCGCCGCCGAGGCCCCCGTCGACAGCGCCGCCCCGGCGGCGGACGGCATCGAGGACGGGGGCGAGTCCGAATGAGCGTCGACGGCATGATCAAGGCCATGGAGCGCTGGATAGGAACCGGCGAACCGAACACCGTGCAGGAGTGGTACCGGCAGCGCAACGGCGCCGCGTACAACTACAACTTCCCCTGGTGCAACGCAATGGTCACCCGCGCTGCCGTCGAGTCCGGCGAGTACGCCGCGGTCTGCTTCGGCACCGACTACGCGTACACCGTCGCGCACGCGCAGCGGTTCAAGGAAGCCGGACAGTGGACCGCGATGACCAACGGCATCGCCGGGTCCGGCATCCGGCGCGGCGACATCGTGTTCTTCGACTGGGACGGCTCATCCGAGATCGGCAGGATCGATCACGTCGGCATCGTCACCTCAGTCTCTGGCGGGTACGTCTACACGATCGAGGGCAACACCGCGAACGTCTGCGCCCGACGAGTTCGCAACGTCCACGAGATCGCGGGGTTCGGCCGGCCGAAGTACAAGCCGGTCGCGCCGACCGCGGGCAGCGGCTCGGGCTCGAAGCTGCCGCAGGTGTCCCTCGCGAAGCTCATCACGGCGGCGAAGACCGACCCGCCGAAGAAGGGCACGCCCGTCTCGTATGCGGGTGTCGCGATCGTCGAAAAGGCGCTCGTCGCCGAGAAGCTGCTCAGCGCCGGATACGCGGACGGACATTGGGGCACGGCGACGCTCAGCGCGTACAGCCTCTATCAGCAGCGGCTCGGATTCCACGGGACACAGCCCGGCGGCGACGCCGACGGCCGGCCTGGGAAGACGACGCTCACCAGGCTCGGCAAGGCGCACGGCTTCACCGTCACCGCTTGACCACGAAAGGACATACGGACATGAACACGAAGCTGCTCGCTGACGCTGCGGAGCGCGCCGGCTGGACCGGTGTGCAGGCTGCGCTCGGCATCCTGATCGTCGATCTCGCGAACATCGATCTGTGGTGGGCCGCGCCGATCGGGCTTGTCCTCGCGTCGGCAAAGGGGTGGGTCGCCGGGCGGCTCGTCGGCCGGGCGGGTACCGCCTCGACGCTGCCGGCGGCGAAGGATCCGGCGACCCCGCCGAACCTCACTGCGTAGCGCGACCGCCCCATCTGTACGACCGGAGGTATCCCGCGTGGACGCTGCGACGCTCGGCGCCGTCGGAACCATCGTCGTCGGGCTCGCGGCGGCCGCGGCCGCGATCGTCGGACAACGGGGCGCGAACCGCGCGTCGCAGTCCGGCGCCGTGCTCGGCGGCTACTCGTCGCTCGTCGACAACCTGCAAGAAGAGCGGGACAAGGCGCAGCAGAAGCTCGCCGATACCGAGGTGCGGCTCGCTGCGGCGTACGCCGAGCTCGCCAGTGAACGGGCCAACAAGACGGCGCTGCAGACGCAGATCACCGCGCTCACGGCCGAGCGGGATCGGCTGCACTCTCGAATCGCCGAGCTGGGAGGGAACACGCTGTGATGCATCGCCGACCTGACGTTCTGGTGCGGCAGTGGCGCACATTCGCGCTCGCCGCGGTGCTGCTCGTCCTGTCCGGTGCCGTGCTGCTCGTGTGGCTGCGGATCGGCGCTGCAGACCGGCGTGCGGATGACCTCGCGGCCGAGGCGGACCGGCGCGGAACGGCTGTGTCGACGCTGGCGGGCGATGTGCGGGTGCTGCGCGCGCAAATCGCAGCGAAGGGCGAGACACCTGCGGCGCCGGATCCCGGGCGTGCTGTGACGGATCTGCCGGACCGGGCGCAGGTGCCGGTGCCGATTCCAGGGCCGGCCGGTGCCCGAGGTGAGCGGGGTGCCACGGGGCCGGCTGGCAAGGATGCGCCGACGCCCACGCCGGTACCGGGCCCGGCCGGTCCGCCGGGGGCGGATGGGGCGACGGTCACCGGGCCGCCCGGTCCGGCCGGCGCGGATGGGAAGGACGGGGCCGACGGTTCCGATGGGCGAGACGGCGCGGACGGGCAGACCTGCCCGGCCGGGTACAGCCTGCAGCCGCCGCCGGATGACCCGGACGGACTGATGTGCCGCCGGAACGCACCGAGCGGCCCGGACTCCTCACCGTCCCCGACCGTCTTCGGACTCCCGGCGGAACGCCGCCGCTCATGAACTACGCCCCCTGCCCGGCTTCGGCCGGTGCAGGGGGCGGTTTCGTGTGTCCAGGGTCAGTCGAGCGGCGTGGCCTGGTGCGCTTCGGCAATGGCGTCGATCCGGGCTGCGAGGTCAAAGTCGGCCTCGGTCAGCTTGCAGTCGGCGTCATGTGTCGTGACAGCAATGTGCAGGTGGTCGATTCTGAGGTTGATGTCTGCGTGGTGGCCGATGCGGCGTTCCCGGTCGGCGATGTGCACGATCAACGCCACCCCCGCGTGATACCGGATATCCACCCTGCGGTGAATCTCGTCCCCGTCACGGTTCCACTTCGGCAACTTGGCCAGCCGCGCTTCGATCTCCTCGTCCGTCAGCGGCTTCGGTACGCCTGCCAC